ATTAGTTGCTGGAACTTAGTGACATAATGAAAATGCGGCATTTCGGCAAACTGAAGTTTAAAACCATATTCAAAAGGATTTTCAAAACCTTCAAGTTTAAGTTTGAAAGAATAATTGAATTCGTGCGGCTTCTTTAATTCCATTTTGAAAGAAGTACAAATGCAAGTCATGCCAACTTCTGAAGCTTCTATTCCAGCGTTCCAAACCTCACAAAGCTTTGTCATTAGCAAACAAACAAATTTAAGTTGTTCAGCCTGGCCAGCCATATAAACACCAACCATAAAAGCCGTAAAGTTTTCACCCTGGTAATTTTGGGAACAAATCCTGAAAGCGTCCAAAAGTTGCAAAACCATTTCTTCAGTCATTTCAATATGCCTAGTCATAAAAGGTTTTCCTTTGAAATAAATATTAAATTTCAAGAAAATAGCCTTTTTGTCTTCTGAATTTTCTGAAAGACTAAATTTTGCAATTGAAAAATCAAAAGTATTTTGATCTTTATAAGCACCATTCAAATGACTAGAAAATATTTTAGCAAAGTCTTCAGGTATACCTTCTTTAAAGATTTCACTACACAAAGAAGATGCAATTCCAACTGAATTGAAATTTATGTGCCGACCCTGGAATTCTACAGTGAATTGTTCTTTAGCTGCCTTCATTTTCGTCTTTTTTAATCGTGATAGAAATCGAATACCCAAACGTTTTGCAAATTTTAGACAGGAAGTTCAAACCCATTGCTTTGCGTCCTGTTTCAATATTGTAATAGGTTTGTCTTGCACTCAATCCTAACTTCCTGGCCATTTCTGCTTGTGAAAGTTCTTCTTCAGCACGAATAGCTGAAGCGAATTCATTAAGATATGCCCCATTTGGCGGCATAGGAATTGTTTTTTCCATGAAATTGATTTTAAGATTGGTAATTACTTTTTTTATTTTGCAAATGTAAACAAAAACAGACTTACAAAACAAGTAAAATGTAATACTTTTTTGAATTACATTTATTTTGAAAAATAAATCAAATATTCCTTGACTTGTAAGTATTAATTGACTTACTTTGTATCATCATTTAAACGAAACAAGAACATGAACGCAATTACATTATTTCAAGAAGCAAAAAATCAAGTAGAATTTAATCTTTCTTCAGTAGACGGATTTGTTTGCGAGTTAGTAGACAATAACGTTGTAGTTGAATATCCTTCTTCTATATCAAACGGTGATGTAATGCCGTTTTCAGACTTCGCAAATATCACAGAAAGCACAACGATTGAAGAAATCGTTTCTTTCATTGAAGACGCTTTTGCGGATGCAATTGCTTGTTACAATTACCTTTCACAATTAGCTTATTAATCTACGGGGTGAAAGCCCCTTTTTATACTTACTACAATGAACGAAAAAGAATTACCAATCTACAACCAGATTATTAAGCAAACCCAGGATTTCAAAGCTTTGTATCTGGTGAAAGTAGCAGAACACGCCATTAAAGAATTTGCAAGATATAAATCACTTGCCAATTATACGAATCAGGAATGGTTAGAGAAACACGGGGTAACTGTAAACTATAATTTCAAACTTACAGGTGTTCGTGAAAGCTACAGGACAATTTCAAAAGCTGGTGACGCATTAAGAAGCAAATCTTGGAGGCTTTCAAAAATGGGTGAAGCTGCATTTGTCGAAAAAGAGGTCAAGAACGGGGAAGAACATTATAAAGCGTCAATTGAGAAATTAACCTATCGCATAGTACAAAAAGGCCTTTTCACTGACAAAGTTTTGTCAATCACAACAAACTTTCTAAATCAAAACCTTGATTGTTTTGTAAGCGACGGTACAAAAACGGTTCACGCCTTCACAATCCTTGCCTGGGGTGATATTCAGAAGCCACATTATAGATTTTTAATCAAATAATTTCAAGCCCTCCCAGTGAGGGCTTTAATCTTTCATACCAATGACACCCAGAGAAACAAAATTACTCGAAATGTACCTTGCGACATTTTCAAAAGACGAAACAATTGCACCTTTCAACGTCACAGTGCAAAACTTTCAAGACGATGCCCCAGAATTAGGCCAGGCCGTTACAGTTCAGTTTAAGCAAAAAGAAGGCTATGAAAACGTATTTGTTTGTAATAAGCTGGTCAGAAACCTACCAGGATTTGCGACAATTCACTTGTATGTTCAGAACGGTTTTCCATGCCTGTATTTTATTTAACTTTAAACATAGACCTAATATTAGGTTAATATCAAAATGGAAAAGATTTATGCAATTTCTGAAGAAATGCCTTATGATGCACCAATGTATGAACAACCCTTTTTCTACAAGCTTGAAGACGCACAGAAAAGGATTTTAATTCGTGTTGAAGAAGATAATTCCAGGCTATCAGACAACCCAAAGCGGGAACGCTGGAAGGCAACAAGCAAACACGACCCGTATTTTTTTCAGAACCAAACAAGTAAATTATCAATTGAAGAATTCGAGATAATATGAAAACCCTGATAATTCACCCCAAAGATGAAAGTACAGACTTTCTAATGAAAGCCTACCAGGGTTTATTTTTTGATCGCATTACTGATAATAAAATCAGTCGGGGAAAGCTTAGAAAAATCATTTCCCAGTATGATAGAATTGTTTTTTTAGGTCATGGCTATGAAAAGGGTTTGTGCGGTGACTATCAAAGGAGAACCTTAATTGATTCAAGTTTCGTGCAGCTGCTTAGGACAAAGATTTGTGTTTGTATCTGGTGTAATGCAAATGCATTCGTTGAAAAATACAAGTTGAATAGTCCTTTGTACACAGGTATGATTATTTCAGAATGGGAAGAAGCATTTACCCTTTCAGTACCATGTAACACCAAAGAAATTGAAGAATCAAATGCCTGGTTCGCTACATCATTACACCTTTACTTATTGTTTGATGTAAACATGAAGGAAATTTACAATTTCTATGCAAAAGACCTTCACAATGCGGTCTGTAATTTTAATTTAGAAAACATTTATCAACCCGAAAATCATGCGTGAAACAACCTTTAATTACTCAAAATCTTTGGAATTAATTCTTCGTTCGATGTATCAAAGTGAATTCATTATGTCAGACGGGATAATGTTGCACCCGCAAAGAATAAGCTTTAAGGATTGGCTTTTTAAGCGTGACTTGATTGACCCAGAAGAATATGCACGGCTTTCTGTATTGTACTATGAAAAACAGTTTTCTGAAGAAAATCCTAACAAGGAAGTCAAACCCATTAAGGAAGAAAAACTTGCTTTTGATGCTTATGGCTGCTTACATCTTAACAACACTGAAACGTTTTTGAAAATATGCCAGCTTTCAAGATTTAACCCAAGTTTTCATGTTTATGGCTTTCATTCTACAAAAGGAAATAGGTACATAAATGGCAAGAATTATAATTTAGATGAAATCAAGGAAGTATTGAAAACCGAGAATCCAGACTATCTAAAAATAGTAAAATCCAGAAAATCAGAAGCTGACTTTACAATGATTTTTTTGGATTTAAAAAAATAACAAGCTTCGCAGATAACCAGGCCGCCACCTGGTTATTTTTTTTACAAAAAAGCTTGACTTGTAATTCTTTTTTGACTTACTTTGTTTCATTATTACAAAACGAAAAAAGAACAACATGAGCAACACGCAAAAACGCAGCATTGCAATACAACTTTGCAATCTTGCAAACCAGAAGGAACCGCAAAAACGCAAGTTCCTAAAAACCACCAGCATTTTTTTTACGGCCAAAGAAGCGACCTTTTACGGGGAGGCTAGTATTTATTCAGTAACAATTTAAAATCAAAATATCAATGAAACCAGCATCATTAAAACGGGCATTAGAAGTTAATGCCCACATTGACAGAAAGAAAAGTATTCTTCAGCTGTTAGAATCTTTCAACGAACCCGAAAAAATTGACGACGAACAAAGGACAAGTGTAAAATCAACCCGTGTTACTGGCGTTTCAATTTCTGATAGTTCTTCTTATTATTTTGAAATCAAAACACAGCCGTTCAAAGATTTGGCAATGCACTTTGTAGAAGCTTTAATTGTCCTCCACAAAGCCGAACTGGTTCTACTGGAAATGGAACTAGAATCTTTATAATTTATAAGCCTGGTACACACCAGGCTTTCACCATTTAAAAGCAATCAATATGAAAGTTTACTTGTTTGACCCGACAAAGCCAGAACCGAAATACTTTTTGGAAAAGCTTTATAAATATAAGCCTGTAGAAATCTTTTCTGTTCCAGATACCGAACACCCGACTTTTTCAATTTTTGGTTATAATCAAAACACTATACGCTTTTGTGCTGGCAGAAATTCCAGTGAAACAGTTTCAGCACAAAAAGACGAATTTGTTAGAAAGCTTCTAACTCTTAGTTATTTCTATACGCTATTTATTAACGTGCCTGAAGAAGAAGTTCAGGAAGGTGATTATACAAAGAAATATCTTTTTGAAAGTATGTATTTTGTCACTGGAATAGGAAACGACGTTAAAAGAAGAAAAACAAAGGATTATTTTGATATTGAAACCGAGCAAAAGTTAAAAACATTGCTACCAAAAGAGATTTTTTGTGATATATCCAAAAGTAAATTCAAGGAATATAAAATTGCTGACGTTTTAGAAATCAATGACGAAAGGGTTGTTTATAGACAGACAGCGGGTTTGGTCTATCAAGAATCGTACAGTGATTTATTTAAGTGGTTTAATGAAGTTTGTTCAGAGATAACCCACATTTGGGTCAAGACTGAAATATTCGTTGAAGACCGTGAAAAAGCTGCGACCAAAAAGAAAGAATTCATCTTTCCTAAGCCACGGTTAACGCACGAACTGGGAAGCGATATTTTAAAGCATAGCTTGAAGAAATACTTGCCTGAAGAAATATTTTCAGATGCTTCCAAAAACGCTAAACTGGTATACATGATTAAGGAAATCACTGAAGACCAGGTTCGATTCATTGAAAACGAAACCAAAGCCGAATATATTGACAGCTTTACTGATTTCTATCATAATGTTTACGGTTCTGCCGAATTCAACCTAATGCAATTCTATTACCTGGTTTATCCGCTAAAACAATACCATGCCGACTTCAAAAAGGAAGAAGAAGAACTTAAAAAACGTGTGCGTGAAGAAGAAGCCAAAGAACGTGAAGAAGCGGAAGCCAGGGAGAAAGCCAATAAAGTCAAAGCTACCGAAAAGGAGAAAGAAGAAAAGCGTGAGGCCAGGAGAACAAACAGGCTTAGGTTGCAAGATAGTCCTGAAGAAATCATTGAAGAAATACAAGAATTTTCTGAACCTGTGCCGAAACCTAAAAAGGTAATTTCTCATTTGAACGATTTTTCAGAGATTCTCAAACCACTACCACCGATTGAAAAACCTAAATTTAAACCAACCAGGAAGCGAATAGAAACTTTAGAATTTGATTTAACCATAGATTCCGAAAAGCTTCAAGAATTCCTAAAAGGTCAGAAGGAACTTTCAAAAGTTGGCAGAATCCCGCATTATTTTGAAGTTGGCGACGTTGTACACTGTCATTTTCACAACTTCAGAGGTATAATCACAAAGTTTGGCGATTCTGAAGACGGTACAGAATTTGAAAACGTGGAAATATTTCTTCGTGACCCGAAAAGCGGAAAGACTTGTGTAACGCATTCAAAGCATTTTAGGAAGGATTTTCTATATCCAAAATATTTACAACTAATAGCGAAAGCAGAAGACTATCAAAATGCCGCTTACATGGCGGTTTTTGGCGATTCAAATAAATAATTGTCTTAACAATCAATCAAAATCAAAAACATGGAAAGAATTTATCTAGTAGACAAAGCAGAAGGTGCGACGGCACGCACACCACCACTTTTAACCGCAATTCACCGATTGAAAGAACACGAACCAACCGTTCTTTGGATTGAGGATATTAACGGGGATGTAAAGGAAGTTGTACAGATCAGTATGAAGGAAGACAGCATTGATTATACCATAACAAAAGGCGGTGTTTCTTCGACTAATAGGGCTTCAACCTTAGAACACTTGTATAAGAATATTAACGGGTTGTACGATCTGGGGAAAGTCTTCTTCAATATCAATATCACAGGCAACGACGAAAAGATTGAACCAGCACCTTACAACAATATCCCAGAAGCTGAAGAAAATATTGAGCCTGAAAGAATGCCTGAACAACGTATTTACCTTTTGAAGAAAAGGAAAGTAGACACAGCTTTGGATTTCGTCAATACAATTCTAACAATACAACCAGGGTTGATATTTACCGACAAGGAAGAAGACTATGTTGTTGCCGAAATCCTTCAATACATAGATGAAGAAGTTATTGAATATATTTTAAACAACGATAAAAAAGGCAACAAAACAGGGTCAATTTATGGGTTATACAAAGACCTGGAAAAAGACTATGACATGAAAACGCTTTATGTTTGGCCTGCAAAAATCAATCCTTCTGAAGAAGAACTTGAAAAAGTAGAATCATTTGCTGACGAACTTGAAAAAGCTGAACTGGCAGAAGCAAATCAAACTAAGGTGTTTTTGTTTGACAGCCATGAAGAAATATTAATTAAGCATTTTATAATGTGTCTTAAAACGAAACCTAAATACATTTTCAATAAACTTGAAATCAACCCAGTTGTTGAAATACTTGAAAATGAATCTGGAAAATTAAAGATTGATAAAAAGCTTTTTAATCAAATTTCTATTTTTCAATCTTATACTGAATTCTTTCACGATATAAGACAAGATGAAGGCCACAAAAACCTATACATTTTAGTGGACAATGAAAAGTATTTTGAAGTTAAGCCAGCGACCAAAGAAGCACCAGCGAACCCGCCAAAGCAAATTATACTATTCCCTGACGGGCTTATGTCGTCATACAAAGCTTTTGTTGACATTATTGGTAACTACAGGCCGACTTCTATTTATGTCCGTAACTTCCCAAAAGGTAATGAAAAATCAGTTGCATTTAATCTTGACTGGAATAGTCAAGATATTGTTATAACTGATTCTACAGGAAAACGAACCCCTATAGGTTACACAAAGTATCTTTTTGATTTGCTGCAAAATTTTTCACGTAGGGAAGCCTTGTTTATTGAAGTTCCCGACGAATCTAAACCTTCGCCAGTGGTACCAGAAACTGCCACACTGACCTTTGAAAAGGGTGACATAGTACAATGCCATTACAATAATTTTCGAGGTGTAATTACAGGGTTTAGTATCACTGACGGGGAAACCTTTGTAAATCTTTTACACCCAAATACTGGTGAAAAATGCACCACCAAATTAAAACACTTTCCAAACCCAGTTTTCCGCAGTGCTTCACCTGTATACCTTCAGTTGATCGCAAAGGCCGACGATTATCAAAACGAAATTTACAAATCAATTTGGGACATAAATAAAAAATCAAAAGGATATGAAGAAATTGAAAAGTGGGCAAAAGGGAAGTCTTAGAACCTTCAAAGTACAAATTGCAATTGAATCACAACAAATGATTGTGAAAGGCAGAACCGCCACAGAAGCCAGGAACAAGGCACTGGAAAAGGTCAGAAAAGGCATAGCCAAAGGAGGTATAAAAGGCAAATACCTTGACAAGCTAAACACCTGGGAGGACGAACAACTAAATTTTTAACCTTTTACTTGTTTTGTAATGCCTTTTTGACTTACTTTGTTTCATTATTACGAAACGAAGAAGAAAATGAACCTGTTAGAACTAAATTCCTTTGACAAATATCTTGTTACTTTTAGTGCTGGCAAAGATTCAATTGCTTCTTTTTTATGGCTGTTAGAAAATGGCGTTGACAAATCTAAAATAGAGTTGTGGCACCATTTAGTTGACGGTGAAGGTAAAATATTATTTGACTGGGAATGCACAGAAGACTATTGCAGAAAATTTGCAGAAGCTTTTGGCGTTCCCATTTATTTTTCTTGGAAGGTTGGCGGGTTTGAGCGTGAAATGTTGAGAGAAAACAGCCTAACAGCCCCTACAGTATTTGAAACGCCTGAAGGCCGTATGCAAATCGGAGGTACCAGGGGAAAACTATCTACCAGAAGGAAGTTCCCGCAAATATCGCCTGACCTAAAGACCAGATATTGTTCGCCATACCTCAAAATTGACCCGTGTGCCGCTGCTATTGTTAACCAGGAACGATTCAAAGGAATCAGAACTTTGGTGTTATCTGGCGAACGTGGTGAAGAAAGTCCTGCACGTGCGAAGTACAAAACATTTGAACCAGATAGAACATTTGGCAAGAATCGTGAAGTATACCGTTGCCGTCCTGTACGTGACTGGTTGGAAGGTGAAGTTTGGGCAATTATTGAACGTTGGAAAATCTTAGTACACCCTTGTTATTATCTGGGCTTCAGTCGTTGCAGCTGCAAATTCTGTATTTTTGGTAACAAAGATCAGTTTGCTACAGCTGCCGCAATATCACCTTCAAAAGCTGAAATACTTATCAATTACGAAAAAGGTTTTGGCGTAACTATGAAGCGTACAGAATCGCTTTCTGAATTAATATCTAAAGGTGTGCCTTATCAATTCTTAACACCTGAATTAATCGCTGCGGCTACTTCAACCATTTACTATTTACCGATATTTACCGACGTGTGGCAATTGCCACCTGGTGCATTTGGTGAAGGCTGCGGGGCAATATAACGGTCATGCATTTGTTCAGTTTGATTTTAAGTGATGTAATTGTACATTATTTTCTATCATTCAAACACTAAGTCATTGAATATCAACTATTTAGTAACACAAAAAACAGTTGTAATGATACATTATTTATAAACACAATAAAAAACGAAAAAGGAAATGACAAAACGAATGACATTAGAAACAGAATTAATCTTCTACAACCTGGCAATAGAAGACTATTTAAAGGCCTGGAACGGAATGGCCGACACAAACATTCTAATAGCTACACAAAGCGGATTTTGCTTGTATTTCAGGATTCGGCACAAGCTTGACTTTTCGGAAGTTACAACTTTGTGGAAAAGGTACACGAAAGAAGCAAAAGGTGCCTATTGGTTTGAGAAAGGCCAATACCTTCCAAGATGCAACCAATTATTAGCTTCAAAGAAAATCGTAGAAAGGAAAATCAAAAAACTACAAAAGCAAAATGGAAATTCTTAAAACCAAATCCGAAAAAATAGAGGCCTTAGATCATGTTAAGACTTCTACGCCAGTGTTGCAGTTTTTGCGTAAAGCTGGCATTATTGAAGACATTCATTGTCAGATAACAGAAGACCAGTACAATAGATCATTGGAGGCCTTAGAATTCAAATCTTGGAGGTATAACGAATTTACACTGGTAGCTGTTTACGCTGGTGGCATTTTCTTGTATTGCAATGTACGTGCCGCTGGTCGGTTGATTTTCGGAAGTACTGACATAGAAAAGTTTAACATTCAAAAAGCGAAATACTCAAAATGACAAAGCTGGAAGAACTTGAATATTATAAGCTTGCTTTGAAAGATTACAAAGCTGTCCGAAAGATGTCACCAACTGAAAAGGAAAATGCCCGAATTGATAACGGGTTTTGCTGGTATTTCTTTAGCAAGCACGGGGTAATGTTCAGCGAACTAAAAACATTGTATTTCATGTACAGTACTGAAACGAAATACATTTTCTGGTTCAGTCCTAGTTTAACATCTGGGAGGATAACAAGATTAAGACGGGCAATTGTACAACTTAAAGAAGAAATCAAAAATGACACTAATTGAAGAAAAGATGCATTACGTATCGGCTTTGCAAGATTACAATGCAGCAATCGAAAGGGACTATACAAAACACTATTTCACCCCTTTACAGACAGGCTTTGGTTTTTGTTGGTACTTCGCTGCCAGGCAAGGGGTAAATTTTTCTGATCTGGTAACACTTTATGAAATGTTTTTATTTGAAGACAACGCTGAAAACTCAACTGGTTTCTGGTTCAAAGAAGGCGAATTAGTAGAAAGAAGACAAAGATTAACAATGGCAATCAGTTTGATAGATGCCAGGATAAAACGGGAGTATGCAAAAACCCTTCCTGTAGTAATTCCAGTTTCTTCATAATTAACGAGTGCAAAAACGTTTGCATTCCTTATTTGCATTCGTACTTTGCAAACGTGCAAACGATTTATTATCAATTACTTAACATACTATTATGCAACACCTTATTCATAAATCATTAAATTATACAAAGAAGTTCTACGACCTCAAAAGAATGGCAACGCCTGAAGAAGTGAAAGAATTTTATCTTTTGCAGCCTATAGTACTTCAAGAACACTTGTATTTTGAGGCTGTTAACGGTGCAGCAAGTCCCGCCTATCTTTGTTTCAAAAATACCAAGATAGAAGGGTTTAGCCTTACTGAAAGGGTTTTTCAAGTAAATCGTCAAGCCATTTACAACTTTCAACTTCGCAAATTAATACCTCCTAATAATGCGGTTAGTTACTACCAACTTATTGAGCCGCTGGAAAAGGCTAGTATTAATCTTTGCTTAGTTTCTGAAGAAGGAAGAATTCCTTCAGTAGAAAAAGTATATTCTACTTTTAGGGATTATCCAAAAAAGGACGAAGAAGGAAGGCCTGTATTTATAAGAAAACCTTTTCAATTAATGAATAGCCATATTTTAAGGATTAGAAAAGGCCTGTACGGTTCTTTGCCTTGTGTGGAAGACATGGTTCCAGGCTGCTATGTCGGTGTTTATGTAACACCATATTCTTTACTTATGCCACCATTTGCACACGTCTACAGTACCGAACAAGAATGCCGTATGGCTTGCATAAGTTGGAATAGATTCTTTGGATACAGTGACCAGCAGGTTGATATAATTCTTGCAAATGCAATCAAGAACGAAGACGCATTTAATTAGCATCAACCTTTCAAAATCACAGATCACAATGAAGACGACTTTTTAAGGTCGTCTTTTTTTATGCTTTGCACGTTTGCAATGTACATTTGCAAGGTCGTTTGCAAACATGGCAACTTCAAAATGTGGATAACTTTGAAGAATGTCAATCTAGGTACCCAAAATTTGACACCTAGATTGATTCAAATATTGACGGTTCTTTTGGTTTTAGGTCTGACTTTTTATTGCTTTTATTTAGGGCTTAACTGGTTGATAATCAGCGAGTTTCTTTAGTTTCAAGCTGCTACGTTTTTGACAGGCCTTGAAGCTGGTTTTTTAGTCAAATTTTTCATGTTTTTTATAGCTAAAAGAGACAAAGAAAAAAAGAGAAGGTTAATAAGAGAAACGAAGAAGAAGAAAAGTAACCAAAAGAAGAAGAAGCTAAGAGAACTAACCAAGAGAAGAAAAAGAAAAAGAGAATCTTTTTCTTTAAAATATTTTATTATACACAAAAACGCAGGCGTACACGTACACACGTGAGAAAACCCATATTTTGAAAAATCAAATAAAAAAGAAATATTTTTTTTAAAGAAAAAACAAAAAATGCCCGTTTCTGTAAAAACGAGCATTATGCAACACAAACATGATTGAGAAATCAAAAATAAGGTATCAAACACACGCATTTTAGACACTTTCGTGGCTCTGACAAGTATTTGGACATTTGAAACTAAAATAACGTCTTAAAGGGCTTAAAAACACAGTATTTAAAGTTTGGGGCAAAAAGAAAGCCCCGAATCCGCAAACGGGGCTAAACTTCTGCAAGACAAGCATTTTAAATCCACTCAATGGCAATCAAGTTGACAAAGATAATAATTTTTAGAAGTTTAAAAAAAATAATTCAACAACTACTTGTACAATTACTTTTTATTTACTTATTTTACATCACCAAAACGAAAAAAGAACAATCAAATGGAAACTTCAATTCAGTTAACTAAATTACAACAAGCCCAAATTAACCTTTCAAACTCTGCAAAACGTGCGGTTTTTATTTATACCCGTCTTATCAAGGAAGGTTTTGAAAGAAGCCTTGAAACTTGGAGAAATGCACTTCGTGAAAGCTGGAAAGCAACTAAGGCTTTAATAGCTGGTGTTGTTACGTTTGCGAAAATCAAAACGGGAGAAATCACAACCCGCAGAATAAAAGCACTTTCAAATGCTGCACCTAAAGACGACCTAATCAGAGTGACAGACCTTGAAAAAGATTCTATCATTAGTTTTCATACGTTTCAAATAACTTCTTTATAATCAATTAATTACATCTTATTATGGCAGATTTAGCAACAACCGACCAAAACAACAAGGTCGAAAAAAAGAGAACGCACGAAACCGTTTTAGTTGATTTCGATGCAATGGAAGAATTACCAAATTTAGACGAAACAGCCGAAGCCCCTGTTTCGTTGAATGCCTCTTATTGGACACCAACGGCACCGAATGAAACAAAGCGTTTGTTCTTCGCTGGGTTTCAGGTTGATACAGTTCAAAGCCTTCAATCTGGCGAACCTGTGGAACTTCCTGTTGTGGCTTTCATTGAACAAGTGAAGGAAAAAGACGGTAGCCTTAAAGTTCAAAAACTGGTAAATGGTTCAAAGCGTCTATACGCTACCATTGAAAACGCTTTTAATTCTGGTGCGGTTTCTATAGGTTCAGGCCTATCAGTTAAGTACTTAGGCAAAAGAAAGAATTCGACAAATAACTTCCAGTCCGATGCCTGGGAGGTTAAGCCATTAATCCGTCAAATCAAAGATTCTGCGAAATAATGGATTTAAAAAATTTGCCCGATATTTCGCAAATGCTTGAAGGTGAAGGGGATTTAAACCCCTTTGCCTTTGATGCTTCCAAGTATGCGACCCCTGACTTAGTTTCAAACTATATCAATAAGCGTCGAAAAGCTACAAAGATTGACTTGAATGACTTACTGGTTCCTGGTGCTGGTATTGCTCGAAAAGATAGTTTTGAAGAATATCTTTCTGACAGAGCAAATTCATCAAGTTCATTGAAGCAATTGTTGATTACACCCCGTCATTATCAAGTTTATAAGGAAGAAATGCTTCCTAAAAAAACAGCTTCCCATTTTGAATTTGGCACCTTTTGCCATCAAGCATTTTTGGAACCGAAAATGTTTAAAAGAGTAATTAAAGAAACCAGTTTTTCCCGCACCACAACCGCTGACCAGACCGCAGCACTCAACTTTTACAGAAGTTTTTTTAATAAGCGTCAAAGCAAGGAATTTACCAAGATTTGCATGGATTATGGCATTCCGTTTGAAAGTCAAAAACTACCCGACCTAAAACAAGCTGTTGATATTGCACGGGCAATAACTGGCAAGACCTTTCTTGATATTGATTCTTATCAAAAGATTCAGTTGATTGAAGAAAATTACAATGCATACGGCAACGGACTAATCCCTAAGTTGCTGAAGGGTGCAGCCTTTGAAACCTCCTTTTACACCGTAGACAAGGAAACGGGGATTGATGTTAAAGTACGGCCTGACGCTTTCAACATTGAAGAAAATATTGGCGTAAATGCTGTCATAAGTTTCAAAACTTCAAATGCAAACAGCCTGAAAAACTTCTGGCATGATTCAGCGAAATATGCCTATGAGGTTAGCGAATCAATGTACATTAAAGTATTGTCTGACATGACTGGCCGTAACTTCAATACAGTCATTACAATAATGATACAAAGCAATGCCCCTTTCTTGCCAGCTGTTTTCTGGTGGAGTGCTGAAGACTTGAATCTAGGACTTTTAAAGTACAAGAATTCATTAAAAATGCTAAAGCTTTTCAAGTCGAAAAACTTAAAGCATTGGCCTGGGTATGATTACCTTTCAAAAACGGGCATCATTGCGGCAAACCTTCCTAGTTCTGCGTATAATGGATTTAAAACATTTGAAGACAATGAATAAAAGCCGAATATTATACCGATTCAACGTTATTCGTGCCGCCTTAATTGAACTGGAAAATATGCTTTTTCCTGAAGGTGAAGAAACGGTTTTTTCACTTGACCAGCTAGTTGAATACGACCCAAAAGGCAGATCAAGACAGTTTTTTTATAACAATATAAAAACTATACCGCACACCCGAAAAGGTCGCAACCTTCAATTTAAAAAAACGGACATAGACAACTGGTTAGCAAATAATTAAGTAATGAAAGAACTTTTATCCAACTTCTGGAAAGCTGACGAACGGCACGCCTTTACAGGCTGGGAAGCAAAGCTTTATTTTTACATTGTCAAACTAATAGGTGAATCAGAAGACGGCACTTTTATAGCTTCAGACCCAAAATTAGCTGCAAATGTGGGAATGAGCATTAACACCTTTAAGCCATGCAGGAAACGCTTATTAGATGCCAAATTAATCAGTATTGTAGAAGGCGGAAAAGGTTACGGACAAAAAACAAGTTATTCGGCTTATGTGGTGGCTAAACCGCAAAAACCCAAGCCAGAAAAAGAAAAATCACCCTGGCAACTGGCAGTACAATTAAACAGGCCGTGGCCATTCTCGCAAGTAGATTTTGACGACGCATGGATAAAATGGTGTAGGCACTCGGAGGAAAAAGGTATTAAACCGCCTACCACTTTAGGTTTTGAAATGTTTTTCAGACATTTAGAACGGCTTTCAAATTCTAGTATTTCGTTAGCCTCTGAAATTATCTATCATTCAATATCAAGGGGTTGGAAAGCACCCTATCCAATTAATTCATCCAATGAAACAGGAAATTCAAACGACGGAAACAAAAGTAATAACGACAGAAGCAAATACCGTACTGACGTATCGAAAAAACTTGATGCACTTTTTGAATAATGCTTCAATGTCAGAAGCATCAAATTTGCCTGAAGAACAACAAAAAAACCTTATTAGGGTTCAGAATGCGATCACATTTGATAATGTACAGGATTCTCAAAAGCTTTTCCAGGTTGACAAGAAACTTGCAGAAAAAATAATTTGTGCGGTCATTTGTCGGTTCAACGAAACCTTGAACGTTTCTAAACGCATGACAGCCATACAGATATTTGAAACAGCAACACTTTTCTGTGAAAACTATCCGCATGAATCAGCAAGTGATTTGATCTTATGCCTGAAGCTTGTCAATATGGGAAAGCTGGGAAAGAACTACAATAGGGTTGATACACAAATTATTTTCGAGTATTTCTGTCGTTATCTTGATGAAAAATACGCTTCTATTGAAAGTAAACTTCAAACTTTCAAAGCTACAGTTGACGGAAGCGTTAACACCAGGGAGAATTCCGCACACCTACACCAGCAACGTCAAAATTTAGAAAGGCAAGAATCCCAGGCACAAAAAGACGCACTTAGTTTTTATCAAACCTTTCAAAATTTTAAAAATGAGAACAATCAACCTTAAAAGACCTATTGTTTTTTTTGATCTGGAAACAACTGGTACAGACATTAACAAATCAAGAATTGTACAGGCCGCATTTATCAAAATCCTTTCTTCAGGCGAATATGTGAAGAAAAAGTTTTTAATTAATCCAGGTTGTCCGATTCCGCCTGAAGCTACTGCGGTTCACAAGATCACTGACGAAATAGTGAAAGATCAGCCAAAGTTTTCACACTTTGCGATAGAGATTTACGAATTTATCAATGATAGCGACATTGGCGGGTTTAACAGTAATTTATTTGACGTGCCTTTGATAATTGAAGAATTTGTTCGGTGCAATATTATTTTTTCTATCCTGGGCAAAAGCTTTATTGATGTCCGTAATATGTACGTTCAGCTGAAGCCTAGAACGTTGGGGGCTGCCTATCAAGATTACACTGGCAAAACGCTACAAGATGCCCACGACGCTGACGTTGATATTGAAGGTACTATTGAGGTGTTTATGGCCATGATTAACCAAAACGAAGAACTTCCCACCTCAATAGAAGAACTCGCAATATTTAGCAATTACGGCAAACCTATCATTGACTTATCTGGCTTTTTCGGTCTTAGTGACGACGGAGTTATTATTTTCACTAAGGGAAAGCACAAAGATAAAGCGGCTTCGTCTGAAAAAAGTTATCTGGAATGGTTAATTCGTGAAGCGACATTTGCGAACAATACAAAGCAAATAGCCAGATCAATTTTGAAAGGAGAACTATATTAATTTTTTTTAATCACATTTTAAATTTTCTAACAAATGGAAGGGAAACAAATTGACCTTATGGGTACTGTGGAACACGAATGGAGGCATTATCTTAACGACGATGAAAAGCACCAAATCAGTGCCGAAACAGTACAGTTGCACAACAAAATTGATAAGCTGACAGCAAATAAAAAGCTACAGATCAAGGTGTTAACAACTGAAATTGACAATGTAAAAGCTGAAGAACTTGAACTTCGTACGGCACTTAATCAAGGATTTAAAGATTTTACTGGCCGTGTAATTGTCAAGGAAGATTTTGAAGCCAGAACTGTCAGCTATATTGACCCAGCCACTGGCGAAGAAGTTGACAGTCGTGCAATGACTAGCAAAGAATTGAGAGGTGGAAGCAATGGTTTCCAAATGAGTGCTAGTTAATTTTTTTAAGTTGAATATCTTTTTTTTAATCAATATTTCGTAAACGTTTAAAAAATCTTATGAAGGAAGACCAAATAAATATCAACGTTGATTCCACAACTGAAAAAGGGGAAATAGTTATTCGTCATGGTGCTGCTATACCGTTGAAAGACTTGCTACAAATTGCAATTGTTGGGGAAATATTTGCACCATTGCAGTTTTTCAAAGCCAGGAAGCACTTGTTTTTTTTGGAACCAGTCGAAAAGGATTTACCAACCAATCCAGAAAAAAACAAAGGTAGAGGCACGACAAAAGAAGGTGTTTCTTTTGACAATATGCCAGAAATAAATACAACCCTGGTAGTTGAAGAACCTTCACTGGTTGCTTATCATCCCGACAAATGTTACTTAACGATTAATGAAGAAAACGGCATTGTTGTTTTGGTAGTTGATGAAAACAACCCTTACCAGCACCGTATTGAAGGGAGGATAAGGCCACATAAAATCATTGCTGATCTTCAGTTGAATCAAGACACCTATTTGGAGCCAAAAGACCTTTGCAAAAAACTTAGAAGGTATAGATATTTAGCCGATAATCTTGCAGAATTCGACCTGGTGTGCAAAAATCTTAACGAATTTAAAGGTCAATTTGTTACAGAATTTGATAAGTCAAACGACAAAAAGGGAGGCGTGGCCAACTCAATTGTAAGAAAACTTACCAGTGAACACGGTTTAGACTTTTCACTGGAATTCGCTGTTTTTAATGGAACGGAAAAGGTTAAACTAGATTTTATTACAGAAATTGACTATACAGACAAAGGCGTTTTGATTTGTTCGCTCTATTGTCCTGAACTCGAAAATATTCAGGAAGTTATCAAAAAAAGGATTTTTGAAGAATATATTCAAGCCTTTTCTGATATTACTGTAATTAATATTTAATCAACAAACGGGGCTGTGATTCAATTGCAGTCCCGTTTTTTTTCGATATGAAACAGATAAAAGAACCAGATACAAATCTTTTTGGCGAAATTGTCAAGATCAAGAAAGTCCGAACTTATCCCGAATTTGAACTTCAAAAAGCGGTCTGCAAGTATATTGGAATCAAGTATCCAAAAGTGTTTTTTTCTTCAGATACTATTGCTTTTGTAGAACTAAGCAAGGCACAACAAATTAGGAACTTCTTAATACAAAAGCACGGTTTTAAAACCCCCGACTTACTTATTCACGAACCAGTTGGTCGTTTTCATAGCTGTTATATTGAAATCAAAGTAAATTCACCCTTCAAAGTAAAACATGAAGAACTTCTGAAAGACGAACAAATACAGGAACAAGAAAACAGCCTGGCAGAACTTAGGAAAAAGGGATTTGTGGCAGAATTCGGGGTTGGATATAATCATTGCCTACACATTATAGAAAACTACCTACAAGGCAATAATATAGACTTATCATACTTATCTTACAGACAAAAAAAATAGCCCAACAATCTGGGCTATTTTTAAAAAAATCACTAATCAATATAAATTATCAGCTTACTGGCTCCTCTAAATTCTGCACCTTCTTTTCAATCTTCGTAAAGTTAATTAAAACTTCATCCCCTACTTCAAAATATTTGGCTGCGGGCTTATCTTCCTGGATATTCAATTTACAATGACCTGACGGGGTTGCATCATTAAACGCCTTGTTGATGTCGTTCGGGTCGTTTGAATAAACTGGAATCATTTCTACAGTGACTAAATCACTGCCTGGTGTAGCTTGAAAAGCTGAAACAACTTGCATTTTTGCTATTACTGACATAACTATTAAATATTAAAAGTAAGAAATAAATGATTAAGCTAAAACGGTTGCATCCCTATCCAATGCACCAGCGTCTGAAGGGAAGGTTCTTGCATATCCCCTTGCATCAGCTAGTATAGAATGTTGTGCGGCTGGCACTATGTTTCGGCCTACACTTCCAGCTGTCAAATAATAAGGCTTGCTTGTTGTTGTATCTGGGTCTGTTCTGGTACCAAGTAAAACATCTGTCCCCGTAGGTATCAAACTTCCGTTTCCAAGTCCAAAAGCTGCGAAATACGTGGCAATAGTGTAACGTCCCCCGCCTGTATTGTTTCTTAGTTCCACGTTGACAACATCACCAGGCGATTTAATTGACCCGTTTACGTTGTATTCGCCACCCGAACAATATACATTGTACTGATCTTCCAAAACGTCCGACATACTAGGCGTATGGCCAAAGTCAGTCCTTAAATACAAATTAAACGGTGAAGAATTTACGTTTTTGTATAAGTTTCCAACGTGTCCAAAATTCTTACATTCAAAAAGAGAGGCTGGAACATCACCCGAATTATTTGCTACCAGGGTGTTAAAATATAGCCTTATGTTATCGGTTTTTGTAGCATAAAGCAAAATTTTGTCAATACCGTCAGCGTTTGCCGTTGGACAAGCATTGATTAATGTGAAGCCGTCAGTATAGTTTGCACTTATACCGCTTATGTTTGAGGTTCCAGCCGTTCCAAAAGCATCAACAAGGATTCCATCAACCACCGCATTAGAAGAACTTTCTATGACTATCAAGCCTTCTGCCGTATTATTACAAACAACGTTTTCTACACTTAATCCTAGAATCTTTTTGAGTAATAAAAGGCCGTGGAATTTGCTTGAAGTCCCTGTGATATTGCCTTTTGAAAAATTGTCAATTAATTCACCGTTTGCAATCGTGACATTTTTCATATCATACCAGCTATCTGTTCTGCTTGCAAGGTCTTCGTTCAAATTGTCGGGGTCGGAGGTTACGCCATTACCTAAGCGGAAACTTCCGTTCACGGTGTCTTCAACGATGAAATTAGTAATTGTAAGACCGTCGATAATTGTTACGGCATTACCAACGCCATCTTGTACACCTGTTGCCCTAACTGCACAGTAACCCCGCTTGAAGTGAATATAATCCAGTTCAATATTTTCGGTATTTGAATCAACCCTAACAATACAACCTGACGTATTAGTAACATCAGCATTTTGAAGTTTCAATTGCGACATCTTAACATTAGAACTTTTAATTTCTATCAATGTCCCTAAAGCGTTTTCTGCATCAATAATAGCCTTTTCCCCTTCTATACTCTTAATAATGAAGTCGTAAATTCCATTATCAAAGTCAATAGTAATTTTTTCTTCAATAATGTATTCATCGGAGGTGTTGAACTGAAAAGTAGTATTTGAAGCAAATGTATGACTGGCCAAAAATTCTAATGCTTCAGTTAATGAATCGGTATCTAATAAACTGCCACCCGTGTCAAAAATTGATAAAAGCGTTTCTGGTGGTGTAATTGCTCCACCTATTGGAGTAGGCAAGCATCTAATAGTGGTATATCCAGTAAAACTTTGACCTGTCAATAAAAGAAGCTGAATTTGATTTGGATTCAATACTTTATAAGGTACTTCTTTTGCTTTGAAAGTCACATCAAAAAAGACGGCTTCAAGCAAATTAGGTTCTTCATATTCTTCATAGTCTTCGTAAACCTCAATGGCATCATAATCAATGATTGTATCTTTTACACCGCCTATTACTTGCCTGGTAACAGGATAAGGTTCAAACAAAACAGTTCCACCGCTTCCACTTCCTGGTTCTCCTGGTTCTCCTTGTTCTCCCTTGATATTTGTAATTATATCCCAGGTATCTGAAGTTTTTTTATAAATATCGTCCGTGTCTTCTTTCAGGTAAAAATCACCATTATTTCCACCAGTTGGTACGGAAGTTCCGCTTGTCCAAGTAGCACCATTAACACCAGGAACGCCTTTGATATTTAACAAAACCGACCATGTACCAGAGGCTTTTTTGTAAACATCATAATTATCAGTCTTCAGATAGAAATCACCATCATTGCCACCTGTAGGAACGATTGAACCACTTGACCATGTTGCCCCGTTTGTTCCAGGTGTTCCAGCTGCACCAGTATCACCTTGTACGCCTTTGATGTTCATTATAATATTCCACGTTCCCGAAGTTTTTTTATAAATATCATAGGTTGAGGTTCTTAGATAAAAATCGCCATCATTACCACCTGTAGGAACTGTTGTTCCACTTGTCCATGCTGTTGTGCTGCCACCTTCGCCACCTCCTAGTACTTCAGAAATAACAAGATTTGAAACGGTTGTATAAACTAAGTATACGCCACCCTTCGGTAAATTACAAAGTACTTCATAAGCTTCTCCACCGCCTTCGCTTTCATAAGCACGCATAAAATTAATTTCTGCATCAGCAATAAAAATCCATGAAAACTCATTTCCCAAGAAATCGTTTACAATAATATTAGCCGCAGAATCATCTTCTATTTCTCTGACGTGATATACTGCTATTTCAGTGTTCATGTCGCTGTAACCAGGTGGTAATGTAGAAAAACTTAACCCACCAGTACCGCCACCACTGCCACCGCCAAAAAGACCAAAGTTCAGAATTTGCAATGTAGCAACTGAACCGCCTTGAATTGTAATGTCAACTTCTTGTTCTAGTAAGGCATCATACACAGAATCGCCATTTGGTTCGGAATCATCATCAAGTACCTGTTTTTGAATAATGAAGTCGTTAGCATCTAACTTAAAAAGATCGTCAGGCTCTATAAAAAAACCCATTTGACTGTAAAACTCACCATTTATTCCCCTGGTTTTTGATGCTGGGATAAATAGGATAACATTGTTTCCACTTTTCTGCAAAGTACCTTCTTCAGTTGAAAATCTCGCAATAAGATCACGTTGAATTTTAGAGCGTATTTCAAAAATAAAATTGTAAAGGCTTACATTAACCACTTGCGAGGGAAATTTGAAAATCACATTTTTTTGTGAACCTTCAATCATCGTAATTTTAGTATTCATTCTTTTTTGTTGTCTAAAAGTTCAGTAGGGTTTTGCGTCTTTACGAAAGCTTCAAATTTGTCAACTACAGAAGTTGGTGTTTTTATCCCACTATGTGCGACAATATTGTTTTTTATTGAAATAAACTCAATTGCACCGAAAAACAAGAAAGTTGTTGTAATTGGTATATTCATAATATACTCCGAAAGGAAGGGTTCGCCATCCTTCAAGCTTACTATGAATATCATTGCTGTAACTAAAAACAAAGAAAGTAGAAAATAAATATAACCCTGCATCTTGACAAATGCCTTCTTTCTCAAAATATCCCAGTCGTAAGTTTTCATTTTTTTTGCCAACAATGCACCAAAAAGGGTATCAATCCCGACCAGGATAAAAAGTATTAAAAACAAAAAAGAATCTACCTGTAGATTCCTGGCAATCATATTCCACAAAGCACTAAGCACGATATAGAAAATGGCAACTGGTTTGTCATTTGAAGCTACTTGAAGAATTATTTTCCAGGTTGCGAGGACGTTTTTTATAATAAGCATTTGTAAAATAGTTAGAATTACAACAAAAAAGTGAATATTCATTATTTTAGGTGATTGTACTTCAGGTATTTTAGGCGATTTGCTTTGATTTTTTCGTCATACTTGTTTACATAATACTTCTTACCATTATACAACAAAGCACACCGTTTATAATCTAAATTTCGTAAAGGTACTTGAATATTTTTTTTAACAATAAATTTTATAAAACCTTTTAAATGAACGTCTTCGCCATTCTTAAAATCATCCCACATTTCAAAAACATCTTTATAGCCGATTTCTTCAGCATTAAAACCCATGCATTGAAACTTCCCCCAACTAGTCGAACGAAAAGCAGCTTCTTTATGAATTTTTTCAGCTGCTAAAAGCTGATTATAAACACCGTCTGAACTGCCAGGATAAGGCCGCAAACCTTGCGTTCGGTATAAAAACTTAGCATATTCAGGGTGATCTTTTAACAACTTTTGCGGGTTGATTCCAACCTTTTGCAATTGCTGCCAAAAAATATGCGGCTCAAACAAAATAGTAAGACGGCCTTTTGCATCGAAGCCCCCAGAAGGGGCTTCAGTTTCTGCAAAGGCCATTATCATTGCAACTTCACAATCCAGTTCCCTGGCGGCATCTATGAAGTTGTCAATCGTTAATGTTTTCATATTAGATTTCTTTTAGGGGAACCGTATTGAAATTTATTTTAATAGCACGCTTAGGAAAACTTAAACTTTTTAAATTAAGATCACTAGCATTCAGATCAATAACGTGTTCGTTATCTTCTCCTGGGTTTTGCACAGGGATAACAGTGCGTAAAATACGCCTTTCTGGTTCGCCTTCTTCTGTGTCTGGAAACATAATCCAGCAATCAATTGGCAAGTTGCCCTTGTTTTTCACTCTAATACGCAAATCCTTGATTTCAGTATAAATAGTAGAATCTTCAGTAAGATTATGTAAATATGTTTTACTAGGGTGATTATTTCCATACTGGCCACCAAAAATACCTTGTACTGTGGTGCCTGTTTGCTCAACCCCTACTAAGATTCTACCGCTTTCAATTTCTTCAATCAAGTATTGAACCATGCCCCGCAGTTTTGTTGAAACCACGTCTTCACCTATTGTAATTGTATGTGTACAGGCCTGGATTTCAAGTTTGTCTTCAGACTTCACTTGTAGATCAGAACCGCCAATAAAAAAGCGTGAAATGTCTGCAATTGCTTTGCGTGGGTGTTCTGGGTCAATTCCCTGAATCAACAATTGTTTCATCCCTGAATTTTGGGGGACATTGTTGACAGGGTTTTGTGTAGTATCGCCAGGACGTGCAACTAAACTGAAAACATCAAAGGTTAGATTCTGTGACTTTCCAAAGCCTGCGAAATCGGTGGCACTGTCGCAAGTTATCCAACGGGCAATTGTGGCTTCATCAATATAAACAAGGGTACCATCACTAATAATTTTGTAAAAAGCGTCAACCCCGTCTTTGCGTTTGAAACATAGATACATATTATCTATGTCTTCCATTTTTTTTAAATCTGATAAGTTCATAAGAGTATGATTAAAAGTAAAATAATGTTACCTAAAACAGAAACACTGACAATTTTTTTGCCAGTGCTTAATTTCTTGTCCAGCTTTAGAATTCTGGTGTTTTTAACTTCAACGGAATCAGTTAGGGCTTTGTTTTTATTGTCAAGTTCTTTGGTTTTTACGCTTAACAAAAAACCCGCAGCTTCACAAGAATCCCTTTGCCTGAAGGCATCATTTGCCCTTCTTAATTCTTGTTCCGTCACGAAAAATTGTGCCTGTGTCTTTTGAACCTGTATTAAGCTTAAAACGCTTATAAGCATCAGAAGCGGGTTCAGAAAAAATCTTTGTCTTTTCTTCTGCATCCTTTTGAATTGTTTGGTTGGAGGTTTGAATTTTATACGCACAATCACTATTTCCTTTTGCAAGGCCTGCGGCATATCCTGAAATATGTCCACGTTCAAACGCTTTCGTTCGCTTGATATAATTCACAATATTAGCCACCGTAGAAACAAACAAAGCACCAATCAAAAAAAGTTTGACGGTGCTGTGTGATAAATTGGCAATAAATTCAGTTGCTTTTCTCATATTGAATTGATAATTAAGTACTTGTGATTGTTTCCCAGGCAGAACCAGTATAAACACAAAGTTTATTAATTGTTGTGTCAAAAACAACTTTCCCTTTTTGCGGGCTTACTAATGCAGCTTTTTCAGTAGAAGTATAGTTTAAAACTCGCAAATCACCATTTGAATCAACTAAAGCTGCCGCAAGATTATAAGCCGCAGCGTTCAGATAATCAATATAGGTAATGTCAGTTGTATTAACAGCTATTGTTGAAGTATTTGAATTTTTAAACAGCAAGTCTTTGAAGTCGCCTTTTGTGATCTGATAATATTTTCCTCTTAATTCTGCATCAGAATCGTGTGCAGCTGGTCTAATCCATGCACCATCTAAGGTTTGAATCTTATTAGTTCCAGTAGCACAAGTTGACACAAATATATTATTACCAAAAGCACAACCATCCCAGGGATTTGCCGCAGAAGCAGCTTTTAGAACCCATGTAATACCGTCTACACTTGTCATACTTCTAGTAGTTCCAGTACTAGAAACAGCAACAAACAAACCGTTTCCAAAAGCAAGTCCACCCCAGTTATTTAAGGCTGGTGCGGTTCTTACTGTCCATGTAATACCGTCGGGACTTGTCATTATTCTATTGCTTCCAGAATAACCAACTAAAACATAAAGACCGTTGCCATAAGTTATTTCTTGATAACCAGTTAATTCAGGTGCCGTCCTTCCCGTCCATGTAATACCGTCGGGGCTGGTCATTACGGTGTATGTTACTGCACTTTCTGTTACTGCAACAAACTGGCCGCCTGCAAAAATTATATCTGCCCAGGGTGAATTCTCCACGGCCATTCTATCCGTCCACGTGATTCCGTCAGGACTTGTTGCAATTCTATTCGTAACAGCTGAAGCCGTTACCGTTACAAATAACCCAGCACCAAAAGCAATACTGTTGTAAGCCGCTGCGGTTGGGTGTGTTCTAGGTGTCCATGTTATAGCGTCGGTACTTGTCGCTATACAAGAAGGGAAACTGCTTCCAACAATCACCCAAACTCCTGCACCATAATTAACATCTAGCCAAAATCCAGTATAGGGTACTGTTCTACCAGTCCAATTAATTCCATCAGGACTTGAAACAAACCCCGCTGTATAAGCACTAGGCATGGCAAAAAACAGTCCATTTGAAAAGCTTAATCCAGCAAGTCCACTTGAAGAAAAAGTTCTTCCTTGCCAGCTGCTTCCAACTTGCCAAATACCATTTTCAGATTTTGTTGATTGACCCATTAATAAAACAAGATCGTCAGGCTTCAAACTTGCACCTCCTACAACTGGCATACCAGTCAAAGCTTCAACACTTTTGGAGGCTGCAACTATTTTTGTTGGCACTATTGCCCCGCCAACTACAGGAGAACCAGAAGAACCAGAACCTGCACCTATATCGGTTAATATTTGTGCGGGTGTTCGTGTCTTAAAAACTCCACCGTCGTCAATTACAATTTTTGTTGGTGTTGTGGCCATTGCTGGATTCACCGCTTTTAATTCTGTCAAAACTTCAACCTGTGCGGCCTTGATTGTTATTTTTTCAGAGTTTGCCCGCACAATTCCAATATCATAAGCACCTGAAGAACTACCCAAAAACCCTTTGGCTGCTAATATGATGCCGCCATTAATCCAGGCGGCTGTGTCACTTATCAACTGGGCTAATGTTCTGGTTTTTAAGGTTCCAGAATCATCAACTAATACTTTTGTTAATGCCGTGGCCAGTGCTGGGTTGGTTGCTTTGATAGCGTCGGCAAATTCAACCAAAGTTGACTTTACAGTTACCTTTTCAACGCCATTTCTTAATATTCCAAAATCAAAATTTCCTGTTTTTCCGCCTATTGTTTGTTTGACGGTCATGTCGTTGCCGTCCACATACCACACATCAAGGTCAGCCAACGCATTGCTGAAGTCAGTATTGATTTGGCTGTCAGTTTTCCAGTTTTGCTTTGCCTTGTTAGCGTCTTCAAGTTTGTTAAGCCTGGCAAGTGCTTTCAAAGTTTTGGTTTCTCTTACCAGGGACAAAATAGAACTTGTGTCTGGGAGGTCAGAAATAGAAAGTTTGTATTTGTATGGCCTTAATACGCTTCTAGTGAAGCCGATAATCTTAATATAATCGTCAATCAGCATATCATTGTCAATGATTCTGACGCTATCCGAAAGCTTAAAAACGTTGAAATCGTCAGCTTTCTTTTCAAGAAAGTCTTCTGAAATAGTTAATTCATATTGTACCAGCGGGTTTTTGTTTGCATCTAAATATTCAGTTGCTTTTGCAAGAAGTAAATCTTCAGCGGCATCAACATAGCTGCTAGGCAACATTATGTCAAGAATTACATATTCGTCACCAACTTGCATTTGAAAAGCGGATTCTGTAGGCGAAGGAAAAACCATTGAACGTTCATCTTTGTATGGCTTCAAAGTGAATGTTTTAGTCGAATGGTTGTAACTGGCCAGTTCAAATTCATAGCCTGCGAGATTTCCCGTATTGAAGTGGATTTTTGCAGCATTTCCAGCAATCAAATAGGTAGTGGTACCGCCTGAAGTAGCATTAATATCAAAATCAAAAGTTGAATCAACAAAGATATTTTTATTGGCATTGATGCCAGTGATTGACCCCGTACGGTTGGGGAAAATATCATCAAAAGTAATAATACCTTCAAACTTGTCATAAGCCGCAATACTGTCAGCGTCAAAAATTGCTGAAGGTGTTATTCCGTCACCTAATACCAAACGGTTTGAATAATTCTTATAATCTGACTTCAGGTTTTTTTCCGAACCGTATGCGTATAAGTAGTTAACTAAATTAGAGTTGTCAACCTTTGTTCTAGTGATCTCATACAAACCTTTTCCTTTGCCGAATTCAAAAGTCAAGTCTACCAGATCACCAATATTTGACACACTTAGGATATTATAACCAGCATAGCGTTGAATACTGAATTGCTGATTGTATTCTTCACAAAGTTTCTGAAGTACTTCCAGGCTGTTTTCTTTTGAGAATGACAGATTTTTGGTTTCAGTTCCTAAAGGATAACCGCCTAACACCCAACTACCACTTCCAAAAACACGTTCGGCATTATTAATAATTAAGTCCAAAAACATTTTCATATCACCAATAAGATTGAATTCAGAAGACGTATTAAAATGTGAAACATCATCATTAAAATAAATAGCTCTAATCAAATCATATTGGACACCCTCAAAAATCAAGGTATATTTAAACCTCCTTTCTTGTAGTTTTGTAAGGGTTGGAAGTTGGTTAATTTTATAAACTTCGCCACCAAATTCCATTTTGTCGCCTATACCAAAACCCCGTTCGGTAGCAGAAACAACTTCAATAACAATCACGTCTTCACCCAACAAAGCCTTCCTTTGTTCTGCGGTGGTGATAACGGTATTTGCCAGGTAAGAAACCAGCGGTTCAATACTTCCGTCCCTCCTGGTAATAATGATATTTTCAACTTGCATAGTTATTAGTATTTATTCCAAATTATTTCTGCGGTTGTTACAAAATCGGTTATTTCTTCAATTACGCCAGCAATTAAGATGTAATACACACCTTCTTCTTCATACTCATGGTTTACGACGGCTTCGCCATACACATCATAATCAATCAATCCGTCACCCCAGAAAATATTCACTGCGTTAGGCGAATTAAAGGATAATTCAAACGGCTGCGTTGAATTGTCAATCCAGTCAATACCATCAGAAGAAGACATTACCCTATGGGTGCCGTCCCTGGCCACGGCAACAAATTTGCCATTTCCTAAAACAACTGATCTAAAATTGTTGTCTTCAGTAGAAGTTCTATTTGTCCAGGTCACACCGTCGGGGCTGGTCATTACACGATTTCCTGAACCGCTAAAACCAACCGCTACAAATAAACCTTTCCCATAGGTAACAGAAGCCCAACTTTGGGCTGGTGCCGTTCTTGAAGTCCATGTAATACCGTCGGGTGAAGTCATTACCCTGGTAGAACCTGAATAAGCCACGGCAACAAAAGTGCTATTCCCAAACGTTATACTGTACCATTCTGAAGCAGCTGAAGCGGTTCTTGTTGTCCACGTAATACCGTCGGGTGAAGTCATTACCCTATGGGTACCAGAATCGGCCACGGCAACGAATAGTCCATTGGCAAAAACAATAGATCGCCATTGATTGTTTTCAGGTGTTACCCTTGCAGTCCATGTAACACCGTCGGGGCTGGTCATTACCTGGTTTAAAGTCCCATCATAAGAAATCGCTACAAAAAGGCCTGCACCATAACAAATCCCGTTCCATGAATTGCCATTAGCAGCCGTTTGAAGGCTCCATGTAATGCCGTCCGTACTAGTCATTACATTCTGTGTTCCATTGCTTGCCACGGCAACAAATTTGCCTGCACCAAATGTAACAGCGTACCAGTCTGAAGTTGCAGCTGCAAGCCTGGCAGTCCACAAGATTCCGTTTGTACTAGTCATTACATACGTAACGCCACTATTAGCCACGGCCACGAATACGCCATTCCCAAAGGTAACAGCGTTCCATGTAGCATCTATTCCAGAATTATCAATTGAACCGTCCCCTGTATGTTCGTATCTTAACAGTCGTTTGATAGGTTGAGGCTCACGAAGTGTTATAGAAAAAGTACCAACCATTTCTTCTTCATTCCATTTTTTATCTAAATCCATAGAATTTTGCATAACTACCATAAAAATCAAAGGCTTATCAGAAGTTTCAACGGTAAACTTTTGAAGACCTTTCTTTTGAATAGCCTGCACAAATGCACGAACTTTATTGAAGAAATCAAGCTTGCCTTGACCAGCAAGAAAGCATTCTAATTCTATTACTCTGGCTTCATATCGTGGTGCCGTCAGATCAAGAAATTCGCCATGCTGACCAGCCCATTTTTCTACTTCTGGGTCTTTCATTTCTAGTGCTTCCATTAGATTTTTAGAAGCAGAAACATAAACACCATAATCAATAAAATCAACGTCGTTAATTTTCCAAACCAGCGGGGCTTCTGTTCCCACTATTTCGTCAAGTATTTCTTCCATTTTAAAAATGTTAAAACCTTCATAGTATCTATGAAGGTTGTTTTGGTGTTAGAAGTTTTTAATTCCGCCTGCCCTTAATCCGTCGGTGGTGGTCATGGCTCCAAGTTTTGCGTCAATGCTTTGCAAATATGGTAAATAAGTGACAATACTTTGCCGAATGGCTGTAGTTTCAATTAATAGCGTTCGATTAATATCAACACCCTGGGCAACGTAAATGCGTATGGCATTCATTTGGCCAGCCAATAGACCAGCGGTTTGTTCAGTTATACCTTTGATTGAACCGCTTAGGCTATTACCTGAACCGTTTGTTCCTGAAGTACTTCCAAAAATGTCAAGTCCTAAAGATTCCGCCTGTTTTTTTGCATCAGCAAGGCCTTTGAAGTACACTTCTGCAAGCTGTGGATAAGTCTTAAAAAATCTTACAAGATCGTCGTCAAGCTTCCCGTCACCGCCAACGGCCACGTCCATAGATTTTTTAAAATCATCGGTCAAAGCGTCGAAGGCCTGCCCAAAAATAGCACTAAACAAAGCCTTTGAAATCACTTCTTCAATTACCTGGCTAACTGTTTGACCAAAGGCAACGGCAGCTGAACCACCTTCTTTGAACGCATTAACCAAATTATCCCGTAACTGATCGCCAATTCCGCCAGCCAGATCAACAATAACATCAAGAATCTGTTCTTTGGCCGCGTCCATTTCTTTGACATTCGCAATAACTTCTTCTAATAGCTGTTTTGTTGCGTCGTCTACACGATCATTATCAATCAAGCTTTGTGCTAGTTTGGTGTCAAATTCCTGCTTACCATTTTGTAATGTTTTGACAAGGTTAGGGTAAAGTTTCAATAATGGCAAATAAGCATCTGTTGTTTTCTTTCCTAATACTCCCGTTGCAAAAACACCAACCGCACCCAGAACAAGGCCTTTGAATAAGTCCTTTACGTCCATATAATCTTTAGTACCAGATTTTGCAATGCCGTTTTTTAGCTTCTTCAGACTGGCTTCATAGTCCTTTGATGCAGCTGCTAAGGCATTAGAACCGTCTTTAATAATGCCTTTGTAATTCTTAACGAAAGGGTTGCCGTTTTCGATTGATGCAAGCCTTCTTTCCTCCCGAACTAATTCATTATATTGACGTTTTTGTGCAGCAATTGCCAAACCTCTATCTTTCAGGAATTCCTTGTTCTCCTGGCGATTCTTCGCAATAGCTGTAAACATTCCAACTAGTGCATTCACAACGGCACCAATTGCCTGAACTGGGTTTCCGCTGGCGATGCCTTGAATCGCCTGCAAGAAAGAACCGCCAGCACCTGACAGACCTGACAAGGCACTTCCAATTTGCCCCAAAACACCGTCAATGTTTTCAAATTCTCCACCGATATTTTGAACAATTCCCAGAAGGTCGTTGTAACCCTGGAAGGTTGCACTTTCAAGTTCTTTCTGCATCACCAAAATATCATCTGTTACTTGGTTGAATTCATCACCGTCATTGATACCTTTTGCAGAAAGGTCTTCTTTGTATCGCTGTAATTGCTGTAGCCTTTCACGTAGCACTTTTTTCTGATCTCCCAATATTACACGATTCAATTCCTTATAGGCTTGAGAGGTTTTACGAACGGTATCAACTGACATTTCTGTTACTGCCTTGCCTTCTGCCCTGGTCACTTCTTTGAGTTGTACCGCAGCAAGAACGGCCATGCCTAAACCAGCTGTTGGGCTTATTGTCTTTTTTGCATTATCATAGATCGTCTTTCTAATGCTATCATAATACTTTTTGATATTGTCTATCCCAGCCCCGCCAGCGTTAGTTTGTACCAGAAAATCACGAAGCAAGGCGTTTCTTTCCCTTTCCACTTCAAGAATTTTCCCAGAAATAAAATTAGTCCTTTCAATATCAGATTGATTTAATTTGGCTTGTTGCTGACGTAATAAAACCAAATAATCAGTAAGCGTAGCAACTGATTCTTTTGCTAAATCAATTTTGCTTTTGTACTTTTCAAAGGTTTGTGTTTCGTCTTCAATTGCTTCAGAAACCAAGAAAAAGTTTGCCCTATCTTTGCTGTTATCCGTACCGCTGTCAATTTTTTGCCTTAATCTTTCAGCTTGTTCTTGCAAATAATCAAGATAGCTTTTGCCCTCACTGATTAAACTTTGATAACTTTCACGGGCTGCTTCTTCGCTTACATTGACAGCAAAAGACCTGAATTTTTGATATTCTTTACGTTTATATTCAAGTTCTTCTTCAAAGCTTCGGATTTCTAAGCTTTTCCTTAATTCCGCTGCCTTTTCTTCATTTTCAAAGCGTATTTGGTTGTAACGCTGAATTTGTGCAACGTTGGAAGTATTAGTTTTTTCTAAGGCTTCCTTTGCTTTAGTAGCTGCTTGATCGTACGCTTTCAAGCTGCCAGGCGTAAAAACTTCGTCTTTTTTACTTTCCTTTTTGGTGATATTGTAAGCGTCAAGACCTTTTTGAGCCAATAGAATATTCTTTGAATATAACTTCCAATTTTCAGCGTCTTCCTTTGTGGTGGTTTTACCGTTAACTGTTTTGATATTCTGAAGCAATTCTTCGTTTGCCTTTTTCATATCCTGAAAGTCCTTGTATGTTCCGTCAAGTTTGGTTTCTGAAGCGGTTTTTTTAAGGTTTTCTAGCGACGTATTGGCATCAATAATCTGTCTATTCAGGTCTTTTAGGCTCATTTGTTGAAATATTATTTTCAACGATTCTCCGACCTGAACCATTTTTTCTTCGCTCCTAATGGCTTCAAGTAACTTCTGCTTTCTTTCCTTCAGGCTATTAACCAAATCATTATAATATCCGATCTGAACCAGCACTGGCGATGCTGCCAGCTGTGTTTTGTTGAATTCTTCAACCTGTTCCTGAAGGTCTTGAACTTTCTTTTTCGATTCCTCCACCTGTTGGCCATAGATCGCAGCCTGTTCAGCGGATTCAGGTGAAATTCTTGCCGCATCAGTTGCCCGTTTTGCTGCTTCTTCAAAAGTTTTCAATTCTCCCTGTGCTGCCTTCAATCTATCATTCAAGCCATCAATATTGAACTGGTCGAAAGCTTCATTCAATTCTTTTTGTGCCTGTGTAGAAGACTTTCTTTTGAATGTATCCAGATCAAGGTTTTTCAAGGCCTGCGGATACAGTTTGGCCAAAGCATTGAAGGCCGCTATTTGCTGGCGACGGGTTGAAGCTTCATCATTAATTATACCAAGATATTCCTGCGAACTTTGTTTGATCTTATCCAAACCTTGTGCAAATTCTTCATTGGCTTCATTAATTTTTTCTTGTGTTGAACGCAAATCAAGTAATTTATCGGAGTATAAAACTAATGCCGTAACTACACCAATAATTGCACCAGCAACCAATGCCCAACTGGTGGCTGTCATTGTAGCACTTAAAAACGCCTGTGCCTGTGCAACGCTTCTAATCGCCAAAGCTTGTGCAATGTATGCCTGTGTTGATCTTACTATTGTACCGATTGTATTTGCATTGTTTATTAGGAACAAGGCAGCCTTATAAGCACCATAAGCCGCAACTATTGCAGCAAGAACCTTTAAAACGTCTTCATAGTGATCTACCAGGGTTGACAAACCTTTGATTCCGTCGATAATTACACCTTCTTGACTTTCACCAATTTCATTGAACATCTTAATGAACTTATCACCAAGATTTGAAATTAAGCCGTTCAGTGTTTGCGAATTCTTCGCAGTTAGATCAAAGAATTGGCCACCCGCTGCGGTCATGTTTGCAAAGGCTTGTTCAACTTCTTTGAAGCCGACTTTTCCAGAAGAAACCAGTTCCTTCACCTTGTCCACATTTACGCCTAATACCTTCGCCAATTCGTCGTAAATAGGAATCCCACGTTGTGCAAACTGGGTAATGTCACGGGCATAAGCACGGCCTTGTACTCTCAAAGTACCATACAAATACACTAAATCATTTAGAGGTATTTTTAGACCTGAACTAATATCAGACAGCCTTCTTAGTGTTTTGAATACATCGGAAGCCGCAAAACCGTAAGCCAAAAGACTTTTGGTTGCAGCCCCTACTTCCATTACATTGAAAGGTGTTTTTGCAGCAAAATCAATCACTTGCTTCATCATCTTATCAGCTGCCGACTTAGATTTAAGCATTGTACGAAATGCTATATCTAATGACTGCATTTCTGAACGTACGTTGATAATTTGCTTGCCTAAATCTTTGAGTTGAGAAAAAGCCAGATAACCGCCTATTAGCTTTCCAATACTTCCGAAACCCGTGGCAAACTGGGAGTTAACAGAACCTAGTGAAGCGTTGGTAATACGTGGCAAAGTATTGATACCAGCCCGTATTTGGTTAATGCCATTCAGAAACGGGGCTGTATTAATATAAGAATCGAAAGCAAGTGTTCCTTGTGCTGACATTGATTTATTATTTAGAATTTTTCAAAATAAACTCTTTTACTTTTGCGTCGTTTTGATCTTTGAATAAAGCCAGGCCTTTTTTGGTTATTGGCTTCTGTACTTCTTTTGTCGCTGAAGTTTGTTCAGCATCATTATTTGAATAGTCATAGCTTGGGGCATCGGCAAGCATTTTTTGGACAATAGACCATCTTATTCCCCAAACTAAATAGTGGTACGTCCAGCCAAAATGTGCTAAAATTGCCCCTCTTACTCCATAGGTGGATTTAAGGCCGCTTTGTCGTTCTCTATCAGCTGCGGCCTTGTGGTTTGCACCACTCTTAGAAATCTGATAGAGTGCATAAAATCCTCATGGTTGCAAAGCTGCAAGATAATAATGGATAGGTTCAAAAGTGTTTCAGGTGTTACCCTCCATCTGATATAATAAGCCAGATATTTTTTAAATAATTTAATTTTCCATTCCGAATCTAAAACTGATATGGCGACAATATTGCAAAGCACGTCCATATTCCTAGAAGCAATTTTTTTCATCAAATTCAAACTATCAAGCTTTGCTTCTTCTTCATCAAATTCAAGTTTAAGAAATTCTTTACACATCAAATCTAATGCACCAAGATATGGCTGCCGAATAATAAACTTTCTTTCTTTGTTCTTAGAAAAAATACTTAATGCGGATTTTTTGCGAACCATGAAGTGCATACCACTTTCAACAAGGTTGTTTGCTTCCTGTTGTTCAATTTTAATCTTTTCTTCTTCTGTTAATTTCTTCTTTGCCATGTCTTTTTTAGAAAAAAAGCCCCCGAATATTCGAGGGCTTCAGGTTAATAAATTAGCCAGTAGATTCTTATTCAGCTTCCACCAAAGTGAAAAAATAAGGGGCTGTTGCTGCTTTTTTCGGCAACAAGAAAGTAATCAATAAATGAACTTTCATGTTATCTGTTTTGATAAATCCGCCTGTGATCTTTGCCGTAACTTTTCCTCTAACAACGTTAAGGACATACCCAACGGTAGGAACAAGCTTAAACGAAAGTTCAATATTTGGAGGTGTCAACGGTGCGTTCCAAACGGCATCATCACCAGAACCTGTAATTGTACCACCTAAGAATTTTTGAATTTGTGCCAAATCAGCAAAACCCAAATCCAACTCTAAAGTTGTAGTACCTTTTCTTGAACTCTCATAAACTGCGTCGTCAACCTGTTCGGCAAAAAACTGGGTTAATTCTGGGTCTGAAGTATCTAAAACTACAGAATCGGCATTAACAAGGCCAACTTCTGTAAAAGTTGTACCAAAACCGCCATCAACTGCAATTGCTGAAGACTGGAATGCGACAAGACCCGTAGTGGTTACATTTGCCATAATCTTATAAAAAAATTAAATAAATATTCTAAATTCTAAACGAAAATTAATCATAATATCCCCAGAATCTGGGTCTGTAAATTCTTGGTGCGATTGTGTCCAAATATTGAACCCTGCACCTGAATTCCTTTTGAAGTCGTCACGCATTTTTGCAATAATCATGTCGCACCTTTCACCGTTTCGCAACTTCGTCGGCTTCCCTTTTATCAAATATTCAGCCTTTGGAACGTAAACATTAACATTAGCAATTCCTTGTGAAAAGTTATCTTCAAACGCCCCCAGAGTATTAAGAACCATGTCTTCAAATTCAGAATTCAAAGGCCTTTCATTCTTATAGATACCACCACTTAGGAGGGTTTTATAATTCTTGTCTTCTGCAATCTTGTAGAGTGCAGTTAAAAGTTCTGCCGTGTTTTGCATTACGAAATATTTAAGGCTTTGAGCATTGAAGGAATTCTTTGGTTTGCAAAGATTTCGGTGGAGGTTAAAACATCTTTACCACGTGCTTCTACTGACTTCGCGTAATTCATTCCAGCCACAACAACAAGTATAAATTCATGTTGTGAATTAGCCGCAATAATGGAAGTAGCAAGATTCCTACCTTCCATTGCACCTTCACGACGACCTGTAGAAAACGACGATCTTACAACTTTTCCATAAACCCCTACTTGGTACCCTACTGAACTTCTAAGCCTGAAAGTTACATTGTTGTATTGTCCGTTAGCTTTCGCCCTGGCAACAAGTTCGTCACCTAGAAAAATAAGGCACTTTAAAAAGGCCTGTCCAACCCTGTCAGTAAAGCCGTTTAAGACTTTGTTGATTTCTGATTGTTTAGTTATAAATTTTACGCCTCCTAAAGCCATTGTACTGTGTGCAAACGGTTAGATTCTGATTCAACTATTTCGCCTGAAGAACGGATTGTTCCATTTTCATCAACTACCCTTACAATAGTTCCAGGCGTTAAAGCCACGGTTCCAAAAGGACAATAAATTGATATGGTTCTGGTCTTTGTTCTTTTGCCTTCGTCTATAACTATCGTATTGTTGGCCACACTTTTCTTGTCCCTGCACAAACAAACAAATTCGTAACTTCCTGAAGACGTTACGAAATTACCATTTGTGTTTTGGGTTGATGCATCCTTTGTAAGCTTTTCAAGCCTGTAAGGATAAAAAGAAAATGCTTTTACCATAAATAAGATTTGTCTTCGACGATTATTGAAGCTTCAAAAGGGTTTTCAATCCCTGCTTCCTTGCATAGTATCTTGCAAAATGCAATGATACCATCCTGGTCAGCATTAGAAATACTCATATCCCCCTCTTTTACCGTTTTTGCAGCTAATAACAACTGATTTAAAAGAGAAACTAAGGCCTTTTTTGCCTTTTGTGAAGTGGTTTTTGAATATACTTCACTTTCACTTATATCCAGATCAATGAATAAAGCAGTTAGTTCGTTGTCATTAACAGCGATTCCAAATTTTCCAGTCATTGATTGGATATAAGCGGCAATAGTCATAGTTTCTCAAATTAAACTGTTAGAATCCTGTACAAGTCAAAATATGACAATATTTGATGTTATCAAACGAAGTCATTGCGTTCATTTCCACTTTAGTATGTTCCTGCCACGGTTCGTTTGACGACCATTTTGAGATTAAAGCGTTATTATAAACACCATAACTAACATTTTCTACTGGCTTCATTGATTCAATAGCCATAGCGTTTTTGATAGTACCAATTTTACCAGCTGGCTTAAATACGGCCACAGTTGAAAGAAACGGCTGGTACGTTCCAATAACGCCATCTTTTTCAATGCCCACAGGTTTGTCAATGATTTTGATAATTGGCAATTCCTGTGCAACCATGTATTCATTAATGTTTGTCAATGTTGTTACGGCTGTTGGGTTGTTCATTGAAGCGGGCTTAATGAAGAAGAAAGCGGCCAAAGTATTAGCCATTTGTGCCGTGGCTCTGAACTGATTGAACAAAACTTTCGACATCAATATTTCAGCAATAGTAACACCTTTAGCGGCAAACGCATCTACCACAGTGTTGATGTCGTCCAAAGGTTTTGCACCTGCGGCATTCGACCAAAGTACTGAAGCATTTGTTTTATTTGCAGAAGGCATTTGCAAATCAAGTGCAGTTGTTAAAACTACACCGTCAGGATTATTTGTTGTGCTTAGGGTAATTTGTCCAGTAGACAAACCTTCTAAACAAAAAATATCCAAACGCGAATGTGCGGATTCAGCTGCTTTTTTAACATCATCAAACAAAAACGACAACAATTGCTTCATTTTTGTCGAATCAGCAACCTGCATTTGTTGCAACATTAAAAACTCGCGATAATTGCTTTCTTTCATTGTGAACATTTCACGAATTGCTGGAATAGTACCAGTCAATTTGTCAATTGTAGGACGTGAACGCAAAGGAGTTTTTGCATCACGGTTCACAACTGAAGCGGCTGCTTCAATTCGGGCTTCTCCTACTACACTGGTATATTCCAAAGACATTTGTGCTGGCGACCAGTCAAAAAAGTCTTGGTATACATTGGGTGCAAATCTGGCCATACTGCTGTCAATTAAGACTTGTAAGCGTTGACCGTATGCACCAAAAATCGTTTCTAATTTCATTTTAAAAAGAAGTAAATGGTGTAAAATGGACTAAACGACAAAAACCCAGGCTTCCCAGGGTTAAGGTAATTTAGTACGAGTTAGAAATAATTACGGTTGGCAAGGCCAGCATTACATCAGCATTTAAGCCTGTTGTAACCCTTCTAGCGTAGACAGTTCCACGATTAACCAAAGCAACATTTGCGTTTACTTCAACTAATGTATCATTGTAAAGAAGACCCAAAGGACGAATGAAGGCCGCAGCACTTGCACCCGTCGCACTTGATTGAAAAAAAGCCTGACCAGCTGTCAATGCAACTCCTAAAGTTGTTGAAATTGTAATCACATCATAGTTCACGTTAGCCGTGTCAATTGCGGTGATTGGATAAGCTTTTGCACCTTTAATGGCTGCAAAATAATTCCCTACTTTAAAGCTGTGGCCTTTTTTTACTTGGTAGTCGACTGCCGAGTTTCCTGCATCTGCATTCAAAATGGCACCTTTAATAACAGAACACTTGCGATCTGTTTCATCAGCTGCGGTTGCACCTATAATGGTACCAGCTGGAAGGGTTTCACCAACGGTAAGATCAGTAATCACCAAAGTATGTCCACCTTGAACGGTTTCGATCACTTCTTGAAATACTACTTTGCCCGCAGTTCCCTTAACTGTCGTTAATTTTAAACTCATTTGAGAAAAAAATAAAAGGGTTAATAAATAGCCCTTGTATTGTTTTTCTGTCTGCCCTTATTCTTTAGCCCAGGCCGCAATTGTAGCATCTATTGCTTTCACGTCAGCTTTTCCACCCCCTCCACCAGTGCCACCACCAGGGACAAAACTATTGCCACCGCCAGGTTTTTCAACCTTTTCTTGTGCCTGTGAAGGGTTTGCTGCAACGTCAGCTTTTACTTCTTCGAGATACGCCAAATAATCCTGTTCGTCCTTAAAGTTCATACGTAAAAAACTTTTCAAGGTACTTGATTTGAAGATTTCATTTGCACCCGCCAGAACGTCATTCAATTGCTTTTCACGACTTCCCAACGTTTGCGTCCCCTTGATTCCTGCTATTTCGCTTTTGATTTCTGAAGCGAAAGTTGAAAACCACGCTGGGGGTGCGTCTTTTTCTGCTGGTTGAGCCTCTGAACCTTGTACGACTGTTTTCGTTTGCTCCTGCGGAAGTTTGGCTTTCGCAGTTGCTTCGGTAACACGTCGATCAGTTTCAGATTGAAATGATTGTGCTAGCGGCAAATATTCGGCAACAACTGTATCCAATTCTTCATTGGTAGTTTCAGCTTTTGTTGATTTCATTATTTGCTCTGCTAACTTAACAAGTACACTTTCCGCAAGACCCAAATGGCCATATTTGTTCCTAACTGCGTATAAAACTTGTTGTAAAGACATATTGGAAATCTTTTTTTGGTTGAGAATTAAATGCGAAAATACTGCTTTTTTTGTAATTCCAAGAAAATACTATTTTTCTTCTATTACTGATTCTTCTTTTTTCTTCGATGATGCGGCCTTTGCAGCTTCTGCCGCAACCTTCGCAGCTGCTTCAGCTTCTTCTTTTTCTTCAGCAAGAATTAATTCGTATTCTTCCTCTGGGTCGCTGGTAATATTAGCTAATAGAACGCTGGATTTTTGTGACAAAACCTTTTTGCCGCCATTAGCTTTTTGAAGGAATTCAAGTTCCGCAGCTTTGTCCAAAATAGTGAATGGTACAATAGAAGCCTGTATTTCCATGTTATCAACTTCTTTTTTAAAGGCTGGGTTGATACTTGTAAGGATTGATAAAACTATACTATTTCTGCGATCAAGATAAGCGTCAAAGATTTCCCTTTTCTCCATCACCTTCAACTGTGAATCCAGGAACAAGAATTCCAGAGTTTTGCCGCTAACATTTCCAATTGAAAGCTTTTTTAAATTCTCAAATGACAGGTTCGGGGTTTGCGTCATAGAATAGATTATTTCATACAAATTTTCTATTTCTGTTTTGACTGAATGTGGTGCATTTTCCCAGGTCACGTATTTCATATCTGAATCAATACCACCTTGAAGGATTGAACCAGTTTCACCTTTTTGACTGAACCCTTCAAGCTTGCCTTTGATGAATATTTTCGGGCTTGCATGATAGTCGTTTGTATCAGCAAAGTTTGACATAACCATTTCTAATCTACAAATAGAAGATTCTACATCTGCCCATTCTACATTCTCCTGTACTGCATAATTGACAGGGATTTTTTTAAATTGGTTTTCAATTTTTGCATCCTGTTTCCAATCTGTAGAATCGTTTGTTTTCTTCATCCTGACAATTTCGTCAGAAGTGTATATTTCAAAAACCTGGTCATTATTTTCTGTATATCTACGGCCAAAAGCAATCATTTCTTGATTTTCATCAAACAAAGGATATAATTCATCACCAAGCCAATTTGATGCCAGTTTTACCTTAATTCGCCAGTCAGAAGGAAAGCCGTAATAAGTATTTTTTTCCTTTTCTTTGATAGTAAACCAAATTTCTGCAATCTCACAAGATCGGAAAAGGTCTTTGGCTGCGGCACGGTTGAAGGTATCTATTCTGTTTTTGCTAAACACTTTTTTGAGTGCTGCCAATATAGCAACCTGGCCATCGTTTTCAGTATTAGCCGATACGCTTACAGGATTTCCAAACAGAAAAGAAACTGAAGTATTTACAATCTTTTTCTGAATAGCTACACCTATACGATTGACAGAAATAATTTTCATATTTTCAACGCCTTTGTCGTCTTTGGCTTTTACAAGCTTGTCCTGGCGTTTGGTTCGACTAAAAACTTCATGGCTTTGGACATGATATTGTTTTTTTGCCTCCTTCTTGCTGTCACCATAAACAACCGTAGTATCTAGTACTTGGGGGCTGGCTAGTGGTAATACTTCTACTACCTTGTTTCGTTCCAGAATTGAAATCATTGTTTCGCCTGGTTCTTTCCCTAGTTTGGTTTGTATTTCTGAAATTCTCATTTGAATGTTTTTTTTAACAAAGAAAAGAAAAAAAACAACGCAATTGATTAAACGCAAAAAAGCCCTGTTTAGGAAACGGGGCTTTTAATCATTCTATAAACGAAAAAGAACAGCCATTTAGTAATGAACCGCATAGTAGTCTTTGCACAAAGATAGCTTAAAAGTAATCTAAAATGTTATCTGTAAGTACATTTTTACTGTCAGAATTGAAACTATTAGCCAATGCGTCAAAATAATCCGTTGATCTACCCAGGCGTTTTTTGATGTCGTCCTTTGGTTCTATTGCAATTTTCCCGTTAGATTTAAAGAAGTATTCAATTTCCATCGCTTCTTCAAGGAATAGTTCGTTTGGTGGTAGCATGGCATTCATGCCGTTTCTAGGGTCAAGCCAGTCACGCACTGCCCAAAAAAGATATGCTCTTTTGTTCTCGAAATTATACTGGTTGAGGTAGTCGCTTAATTCACGGCCTTCAGAATCTTTAGCAGAATGTGAATATTTGCATGAATAAGCCCTTCCTTCATTACCTGAACCCCATTCTTTTAGCATTTCTATCAATCTGGCATAAACACCAGCACCTTCCCCTATGTTGTCAATATGTGCTATTGAATTAGAATGCTGCCTTAGTTCGTTCAAGATCATTCCAGCAAAGGCCATGTGAATTTCTTCCAGCTTAAAGTTTAGTACCTTGAAGGAAGCAACGTAATTTTGGTAACGCTTCACATAAAGGGAATTATCCCGACCATTACCAGCAACGTCAACGCCTAACGTCAAAGGCTTGCTTGACAAATTATCTAAATCTTTGTATTCAAGCCAGCGTTTATTTGCCGCCAGAATCCAGCTTTCAGGAATAAGTTTTGATTCAGAAACCTTTGGAAACTTGCCTAATACTTTCCTCCGAAAAATGTCTTCAGGCCTGTAATATTTTCCTTCAAAAACGAAATCATCATATTCATCAGAAAACTGTTCTTTTGTAATCTGCGTACACCAGGCAGTAAGTTTGTCAATTACCCATTCGTAATTCACCTGACCAGTAATAACTTCCTTTTTTGCAATAACGTTTTGAGCATTCAAAGAATTAAGCCTAAACTTCTTCCACCTGTCACCCCTTTGAGATTTGGCAGCATATCCCGTCAAATTATTAGGATTGAAAACCAAAAGGATTCTGGAATTACCTTGCAAATTTCCTTCAATAGCTTCAAATGTTTTGTCTGAAATACCTGAAGCTTCTGTAACAATGAACATAGTATTGGCAGCATGGAAACCAGACCAGGCTTCCTCATTGTTAGCATCGGCAGTAAAGGCAGTTAGAAACCATTCTTCTGAATTAGTACGAATATCAGACCCAACCAAGCGACCATTTAAAGGAAATCCCCGACGGGCTGCGGCCTTGAAATTGCGGGAGAATTCAGGCTGCATGATATTCTTGACTTGCCTGTGGGTTGGTGCAGTCATGGCCACCTTCGTATTTTTCACCATATTCATCAGATCGTCAAATTCTGGCGTTAAATACATAAAGCACAAACCCGCAATGGCAGAAACGAAGTCCTTTCCCCTTGAAGTCCCTGAAGTAACCGAAACCATAGGGTAAACTTGTACGGCTCGAAGAATTTCAGCTTGTTCAGGGTCAAGTACCACGCCAAAAACTTCAGTTGCAAATAGTACCCAGTCATTTTTCCACTGCCGCCACTTCTGGCGTATAAAATCATTCAAAAGTTCTTGTGTAATGGTACCATTAGCTTTTTTTACCCTATTGGTTTTTTGGGATTGAGATGAGATCATTTGATTGTAATTCATTGATCTATCATCTTTCTTTTTACTTAACTGGTTTGTCATTGGCATTCATGGCTTGTTTATACAATTCTAAGAAACCGTTGTTGATGCCTTCACCTTTTGAGGTTAGATCATGTCTATCCGCAAAAGTTTCAGGTTCAAGATTATTCAATGCATATTGAATAAGTGCAGCTGGTGGCAACATCTTTTTCCTAGTAACCTTTCTTTTAGTCAAGACTTCAACGTCTTTCCCGTCCTTATCCTTGCCAATATCAAATTCAGAAGTAACTTCTTCCACGTCCTGGATTTGTACCAGATACACAAGACTAGCACGTGCATAAGCCCTTATCGCACTGTTTTGAGCCAACAAAGCGGTGTTGATCGCAGCCGTAAAAACAGCGTCGTCCCGTTGCCAATTGTTGAAAGTTTGGTGTGAAATACCAGCCTTTGCCATTGCCTGTTTGAAGTTCAAGCCATCCGCAATATATTCACAGATTTCTTTTTTAACATTCGGCCTTCTTTTTTGTATGCCTCCAATTTTCTTTTCTACGTCGTTTGGAATATTTTCAGAGTTATCCATAAAATGTTTATTGAATGTTTATAAATCCTTCAAAAATAACGTTTTTACTTCAAAATACATATTTGAACAAAAAAGAAGCGGCAACTGTGAATCAGTTACCGCTTCTTTTTATTGTATTTTTCCATCTGGACTAATCATAACCTTTTTTATGCAACTAACTGATCTTACTATTATAATAGAAAATCAGCTGGTCAGAACCGTAAACTTTTACGTTTTTGCGGTTCACATATTCAGTGCCAAAGTTTTTTTGGACACAAGAAACGGCTTGATTGTCTTGAACTTCTTCAATTGCATATTCTTGAATATGAAGTTCAGAAGGGACGAAAATGCTTAAATTGTATGCTAAAACTGTACGCTGTCGGTGTTCTAATTGATTTAGATCATAAACGCAAGTTGAAAAAAAATAGGCAACACCAGCCGCAAAGCTGATAATCAAAAGTTTTCGCATTGAATGTGAAGGTGCCATAGTACGAAATTTGGGGGTTTAAAAAATTAAAAGTATGAAAAATTAAAGAACAATCAAAAAAGGTCAGTCTTTTTTTATAATACCTACCCTGAAGCCTTGAATGTCACAGTCAGGATTTGCCGCCATGTATTTGACCAATAACTTCAACCCGTTATTGATCTGACCTTTCTGTTTGTTGTTGGCCATATTGCAAAATATAGCAAAGTTATTGTACAGATCAGCGTTCAAAAGCTTTGTATTTTCCTTTTCTGAATAAGTAGTTGGAAAACGTTTTAATGCCTGTGCAACAAATCCTTTTAGGCCTTCATCCTTCATCTGTTTGGCTAGGGTTTTGCTAAGTTTTTCAACTTCATCTTTGATTTTTTTCGGTTCTGAATTCATAGGTATGTAAAGGGATTGTACGGTTGTATGATAATTGATGTTTGACGGCCTCAACTGCATCGTATTCGCTCCAGGCTTGTAAATTTATTACACCTTTGCTTATTGGGTGTGTATAAGCAACGGCATAATCAATAGTAAACGGTTCATTAAAAAGCTGGCTTACATTATTCATAAACCTTTGCTTTGCTTCTTCAGGCTTCCAAATATGCATCATATTATTTTCATTAAGCATGACGGTTTTGTGTTCAAACTCCAAAGCTTTTTTGTCAGCTTCTTTTATCATCGGCTTGTAAACGTTCAGATATTCAGCATAAGAAAGGCCGAACTTCTCGAAAATAACATACATTAGATTTTCTTCAACTGCCTGGTAGTTTGGAAAATGTTTCTTGATTGGCTTTGGCATATCACCAATATACGCTTCACTGGCATCATGCAAAATTGCCATCTGTTTAATTTTTCTTTCACCTGTAATTACATCAGCGGCAACAAGAACGCTATGCTGTGCAACTGAATAAAACCTTGAACACTGGCCAGCAAAACGGCACACATTGCTAAGGCCGTGTGCAATGTCAATCATTGAAACCATGTCAACATTAGGGTTGAACACGTCAATGTATAAGCCTGAAAAGGTGCGAAGGTGATCGCCTTCATGTAAATTAAATCTATTATCGTTCATTATAAAGTTTTTAAATGTTTTGCAAAATATAATTTCGTGTAACTGCTTACTTCCCAGCTGTGAAGCAGAATATTATTCTGGATTAACTACTAAATAAGTATGGTCGAAAAAGTCCGATGTGGCAAAATTACTAAGATTAATTACCTCTACAGACTGCGAATCATAGCGATTTATAGCAATAACCGCAGTAGTTATAACAGGGTGACAAGCTAAAAATGCAAACATTATAACTTCATCACCCTTTTTTCTAAAGAACACTTCACCAGCTTTTAGGCTCCTAAGTTTCCAGAAGTCAATTTTCATTAATTATCGTGAATGTTAAAAGGAAATTTTTCTTGTTTTTCATTGTCTTCTTTGCGGTCATAGATATTAACAAAAGAAGTAATACCGCCTGCTGCATTGCCATCATTTTCAACAAAATAATAAATTATCAAACTTCTACAGGCTTCATAATGCGGCATCGAATAAAGTTCGATAGAAACGCCAGGGTACCTAATGCGGCTCCTTTTATAGCCTTTTTCAATTGCTTGTTCTTCATTAATAATTTTCATTATCTGTTTCCAGTGATTAATATAAGAATCTACTTCAGGGTCTTTGCTTATAGAAGACTTGTCAGGGTTAACAATTAAATTATTATCAGCAACCAGCCTTTTACTTTCTGAATCTAATGAGAAATCAATCTTAAAAGCCTCAAATATTGGGTGGCCTTCTGCGACTTCCTTTGAAACCGCACCAACAAAAGGAATTTTAATGGTTTCAATTCTTTTGTCCTGTATAAGTATTGAATGGGCAATTCTTTTCAGTTCAACAAATGGTAAAAGGGGAGCATCATTAATCCATTCGTGAAACCTTTCAGCAAGTTCTTTGTGCATTATTTTATTTGTTTTGAGGTTTTAAATTTATTCTTCTTCCTTCCAGAAGGTGGTTTTTATTTTGATAATTTCTTGATATTCTTCATCAGATAGCCTTTCTTTCAGGTAGGCATCCAAAGCAAAGTACTTTTGTCTATAATCTAATTCAGTACGAAGTTTATTCTGGTGCCTCCTTTCGGCCTTCAGTCCTGAAATCTCTGCCTGAAGCACTTGTTTTTGCACACCGTCAACTTGTGGCAGCTTAACCCTTAAGTATTCAAGCCTAGCTTCTACCGAACTGATCTGCATACCTGAAACATCAAACAAAGCTGACCTAACCAGGGGATTGATAATTTTCAACGCTTCCGTCTTGTTGAAAATCTTGTTTTCCAGAATCCTGTCAATGATTGAGGTACAAAGATTTTCTATGTATTTATCTACCTGGTTCATTTATAAGGATTTGGCGTTTTATAGATTCTTTTAATATCCTCCATCCCTGGAAGCCCTTCAGCTTGAAGGGAATTATTGGCGTAACGTCTTCAAATATCCAACACCACTTGCCAGGCTGGTATTTCACAAAAGTCTTTTCTTCGTCTTCTGGTGTCATTGGTCGGCAGTCTGTTAATTTTGCAATACCTACCGCTTTTCCATTTGAATAATTTTCATCACAACCAAACGTTTTTGCCATTTTTTCCATCATTTTCAAATACAAAGAATGTGTTGTAATTTGAAAAAGTTGTTCATTATTATACCGCTTTTCGGTGGCAACTATCAAGACAAATCCCCGTACATTGGTAGGCCTGTTTCTCGTTTCAATTTTTCCCGCAATCATACCAGCGGCAAAGGGATTCTTCCAGCACAAAGCCCTAATTTCGGGTTCAAAATCAATCTGTGCCTGGGTAATTTGTCCTTGACTTTTAGACAGGATTCGGTTTGGTTTCATTCGGTTCTAAGGTTTCAAAATTGTAAAGTTTTTGTAAGGTGTTTGCAAAAGCTGGCCAGTCTGAACCGCCTAGCTTCATAGTACGTATCATAAGTTTGATTTGTTCTATGTCTTCAAGTACTTCATCGGTTTTGCCGTCGCTGGTGGTTTCCACAAGAAAAACGACTTCATTGTCATACTTGTCAAACCTTTTCAAGTACTGCTTTCCGACATAGTTAAAATGGCGATCTATTCCTTGAATAACTCTATGATTATTAACTAATACGCTTTTTTCACCTATAGACAAAACTTCTAAGTAAGTCCTCCTAATAGTAGCTTTTCCGCAATAGTTATTTTCAGACACGTATTTTATTATCATGTCGCCAGGCTTTAAAAATGAAGCTGTTTTTACGACTTCTGTCACAAATTTCAGTTTTTCAGGCATGATTCAGGTCGGGGTCTACTTGTGCGAAAATATCAATCGTTTTAGGTCTTAAACCTTGTAGCAAATCAATTGCTTTTTGCAATCTGGCGTTTTGACGTTCGGCAGCTTCTTTTGTTATCCTGCCGCTACTTATCCAATTCGGATAAACTCGCATTCTCATTTTTACCTCCCGACGCAATTCCATTAATGCGTCTTCAAGGGTTGGAACTTCTGGTTTTTCGGGCATACTATTTGATTTTTAGAATGTAAACTTGTTCCTGTCTTTGGTCGTTGTAGATTGGAAAGGCTTGACGGCTTCCCATACTGTAGGCAATTATATCTACATCACTGGCATAGAGAACTTTATATTCAACCGTGTCAACCTCTCTGCCACGTTCGCCAGGATAGATAATAGAAATAGGTTTAAGGATTGTGTCCCCGCCTTTGATGCTTGTGGCCGCTACCAAACGGACAAGCATTTGTTTGTCTTTACTCATTGATTGATTAAGGTGAAAGATTATAGGTCAATTATTCTAAATTCAGCATTAGCCTTAATTATGGCCTCTTTTTGAATGGTTCCTTTGTCAATATCTATTTCGTACAAAATAGGCTGAAGAAAAGAAACTTCAATTGGAAGCATTGCAAAAACAGGTTCCCTTCTACCTGGAAGCGTGACAATTTGTTCAATTTCTACAACCAAGCCGAACTTCCTGAAGTGAAGGTTTTTGAACTTGGTACCCTCAAAGTTTTTCTTTAATATTTCAATTTCTTCAGGCTTGAAATCACTACATAAATAAGCCATAATTTTAATTTTGATGAATGATATTGTTATCAACAAAGAACTTCGACCATGCTTGATTTTTAAGCTTATCAAAATGCTTTTGTGCATTCTTGAAGCCTTTGAAAATCCTTTTCCTTCGCCAGAACTTGCGTAAAGGAATGTTGTTTTGGTCAAGGAATTGTTCATTCTTGTCTTTGGGATAATCACTAATAATCACCATGTACTTCCCAGCTGGTACAGGTGTAATTTTTACAAAGTCAAGGCGTTGGATTTCCATTTGCTTTTTCTGCTTTACTTAGTGAAGTATAGGGGATTAGATTTAATTCTAAGTCCCTTATTCTTGATACGCTTCTGGTGACTATTTCCAGGTTGTCAACCCTGTTATCTAATGGATTTTTATTCTTATGCATGACAACCAGAAAACGACCATCCCGTTTTTTTTCAATCCACGCATCCGCAACAATGCCAGGTATATTTCGACTGTGCTTGATACCATCTTTACTAAGATTAAGGAAAACACATTTTCTTCCGTTGTCCTTATACTTCATTATTCGGCCTAATATGAAACCACTATGTGGCCTCATTCGAGATTCCGACCTAATACGACCCAAATTAGATACAGAATAAAGGCCTTCGTAACCTACCACACTACGCCACAATTCCCCGTCAAGGTCTTTCAGGTGCAAATCAAGGTGCGGTTCTTGTCTTTGAAAATTGTTCATTTTTAATAAGTTTTTCACATTTTTTAATGGCAATCAGTAGTTTTTCATACCTTGCCTTTGTATCACCTGGTTTAAACCAGAAGCCGAAAATCTTTGCCTTAACTTTAGATTTTGCGAACATATCAAAAAGAATAGGCAATTCAGGAAAGCATACACCATGCTTTTGACAAAAATAATAACAGAATCCGCCATCAGTTTTTAAAAGCTTTTTTGTTATAGCTTTATTTATTTCGGTACTGTTTTTGAAATCGTTTTTAGCCAGTAGATAAATCTTATATTCTTCAAACGTTGTCATGGTGGTAGGGTTATAAAATCATTTCTTCAACTACTTCAATACCATGTTCAGCAAAGAACGCTGAAAAAGATTTAGGGCATTCCATCCCGTACCCTTCAAAATACTTGGTATAATCAGGGTCGGGCAAATAAATTTCATGGTCACGGGCAAACATCGAAAGAATGGGGGGTTTGGGTTTAAACCAAACATTGTCTTTCATTTCAGCACTTGAAAAGCGTTCTGCCAGGTGCTTAGGAACGCCACGACTTTTTAAATAATGAACCTTATCTTGAATATGTTTATAATTGAAGGCTTCTTCATTCTCCACCATAAAGAAATAATCATCAGAATTAAGTACAGTTTCAAAACTTTCACGGCTTAGAACACTATATTCTTTCGGATAGAAACGAGCCGTTTGTTTTTCAATAAAACACTGTACGGCATTGCCTTTGTGAACCTCCACAATACAATGCTGTTTGGTTATTTCGTCATACTGTGACACAAAGCGGTCTTCATACTTGTCCTGGTCTTCTCCGATATATTTCCCCCAACGATAGCCACCGACCAATTCAGCCCCACCACTAAACGGGCTTGCATAATTGAACACTTCCGCAGCATGGTCAAGTATTTCACGCCCTTCAGGCGTTAATTCTATATCGAACAAAGGCCTTTCAGAATAGGCATACAGAACGGTTTTCATTTGAATTGGCTTTGATAGTTCGCCAAACTCGAAAGGCTGGTGCAGCATAATCCACCCTTCTTTGAAGCTGTTTTTTGCGTTGATAGTCATTTTCTTTTTCGTTTTGATTTTGGTATGCAAATGTAAGTCAAATTATATTTACATTCAAAGACTTTTCAAGCTTTTTTTCGATATGGCCAACACTTCCCTACTAGATACAATCTTAACCAGGGGGGAGGAAAGTATTTGCTGCTTTTTGCCTGGTGGAATATCATAATGCGGGTGTCCTTTCTTGGTACCTTCAAACCAACACCTGTTTAGGCCAATGACCTTTGCAAAGTCGTGAAGAATGTCCAGATTTTCGGCTACTAAATGGGTTTTGTCGGTGTAAATCATCCTATGACAGATTCTAAATGAACTAATAATCAACTACTTACGCAAAAATGATTCAACTAAGGCTTTAATCATTTTCTTCCTTTCGTCTTTAATGTCGTCAACACTTTCTTTCAAACTTTTACTTCCCTGTTTATAGAAATGAGTTAATAAAATCATAGCCACAACAAGGATAATAAAAGCTATCATTGACGCATAAAACAAAGCCAGCCAAATATCACTACCTGTCTTTTCCATATCAGTCAAATTAATTCTGTGAAAGGGATTGAATAATTGTTTTGATCAAATCCTTCCTTTGTTGCTCAACCTCTCGAAGCCGTTTCTTAGAAGCTTCAATTCTGGCATCTAAAATAGATTCAGCAATTGCCAGAACTAGATTGACAATTTGATTCAACAAAATAGCCAGGTAGATAAACAAAACTAAGTATTTCATATCATTCAAATTTTGTGGCTTTCTTAATTCGGTTAATATTGTCAATTATAGCAGGAAATTCTTCTTTCACCTTATCAAGAAAAACCTGTGTGTCAACTTCATAGGCTGCCAAACGTGGTTCCTGTGTTTGACAAAATTTAAGGAAATGGTCAGCATAAGCCGACACAAATAAAGACAGGCCACGAACTTCTTGTTCGTTCAATTGAACCGTTACTTTCAAAGTTACTTCTACTTCAGGCTTAAATTTCTTTGCCATTCTGATTTCTTTTTTAATTGTAAAACTTCTAATTTATCAAAATCCAGCCAGCCGCAGAACCTGGCATTCATTAGGTTGATTTGGTGCGGTGGAACTTCAATATTAGCATTCAAAGCACGATCTACACCCATTATTGCAGCAACCAAGAATTCAAGCGGCTTGCCATCGGCAAACCATTTGATTGTGATTAGATCAGAAGGCTGGATTTCGTTGAATTGTATTTGTATTATTTCCATACTATTGTTTTATAAGGGTTTCAAGTGTTGTATGACAAATAATATTGCCTTTTTCAATAATAATATAACCAAACTGACCATGCTTTATTTTTGTAATTATACCTTGAAACTTGTTCTTGGTACAATAAACCAAGTCGCCTATTTCCATACTTATTTTAAAAGTTTACGGGCATTATCTATTTTTTCAATGTGCTGCGGTAGTTCGTTGCGAACCGTATCAAACAAGCTTATTATGCCCGCTTCATGTTGTTGTAGATAGACTTTCCCTAGATTCCTGTAGAACCATTCCAGAAACGGCTTTGTGCCGTATACAGTCATATTATACAACGCTTTAGCCTCCACTTCTGTAAGTTCTAAGTAAACCTTTCCTTCTATCTTGCTGATAGACTTGACTTTGGGGTTTCCGTGCATATTATTCAGGAATTACAGGTTCTTCAATAAATTTATGTGACCTCAAAAAGTTAAAGGCCTCAATATTTTCTTTAATCAAGTCTTGAAGGCGTTGCTTATTTTTCATTAATGAAGCTTCGTATTGCTTGATAGTATAGATAGCTTCAGACATTTCTTCAGATATTTCTTCATAGTCAAGCTTAACTTGTTCATACCTGGCATCAATATTATGGCAGTCGGGGCAAATGATTTCGTCTTTAGGCTGGATTATATCAGCACCATAACCTTCATTCATATCGAAGTCTTTCCAACAATAGCCACATCTTACGGGAGTTTCCATATTATATTTCTGTTTGGTTTCGGTGATATTCCTTTTTCAATTCTTCAAGCCAGTCGGGATAGGGTGCGGTATTAGAATAAATTAAATAAGGGTGTTTTTCGTCGTCAGCATTATGCAAAGAATCATGCATAAATTTTATAAAATCACTACTCATTTTTGCACGATAGGCAGTTGCATCTTGATTTTGAGAGATCAAAAATATAACAGTATTTGAACAATCATTTGACGATTCTGTGCAAATAATAACGTCGGGACTTGGTGGGTAATCCTTGACAAATACAAAAGGCACATACATATTGCCATCAAATGCCCAAAACATAGCACCAGGAGGTAATTTTTTGATTTCTTGGAATGTTAGTTTTTTCATAGTTGGTTTTTAGTTTCTTCCATTTTTTTGAAAGCCAAATCTGCCAGCCTCCAAGTTTCTTGTTTTAAGAAATTCTTATCATATTTCCCAACGTAAAAAATACTTGAACAATGTGCAGCTTTTGAAACGGTGGTAAGTAATGAATGATTTGCCTTTTCTTCCAAGACAATAATACTGTCAGAGGTTGGATTAACACAACAGAAAACAAAAGGCACAAACCCGAAAGTAACCCCTGTATAAGCCCAGAAAATAGCACCGTGTTCAAGTGCTTTCAGTTCTTCATAAGAAGTCTTTTTCATAATCTATCGAAGTTTTTAGGCACTGGAACAACGCCAATTAAAACAATTGATTCACCGATATTAAAACGATGTGGTTCAAGTCCTTTGGACAACTTCAGTCCAACCAGGGGGACTTCTAAGGTATCACAAACCGTCAGCATAGCCCGTAATTGATAAGCAAAAAAGAATTGGCCATCAATCTTGATCGTACTATTATCAAGCTGGCTAAATCGCATTTTATTAATACACTCGCAGCCATAGTAACGACTTGTGTTACACTCCCGAATGGTTTCTTTAGTTTTGGAGTAATCGCAAGGAATAGGCCTGTAAATATAATCATAGCCAGAAGCAAGGCTTGAATCAACGTATTTTCTAAGCCTATTGCAATCAATGTCCATGTCAGTATAACCGATAGGGAGATTTACCAAAGCATTATTTGGCCGCTTCTTAGAAAAGAAATCCTTTTGCATTCCTTCAATATCAAGCAAATCCAGCCTTAACGCAACAAGGGACTTTTGGTTTGTTGCAACCAAATATTCACCATTGATAAACGGCTTAGTAAGATCAAACTTTTTAGTCTTCCTTATTGAACAAAACAACCCGACAACTTTTGCAAATTGTTCGGGGTGAAGCATGGGTTTATAGGTTTCAGACATTAGTTTAGAAGTTTTTGATTGGAAGAAATGACTTCAAGTAATCTTCCAGGTTGCATAATAATATCAGAAAGTAATTCAGATAGTTGCTTCAATTTATTGTAAAAATCCTCAACAAAGATTCTATTTTCTGGCGTATCATCTAAAACAACATGGCCTTTTCTTCCTGGGTAAACATTTATTCTATCTTCTTCCAGTTGTGAAAACCTTTGAACCATTGTAAATTCTGCATAGTCCTTTTTGTCGCCAATGCTTAATTCTGTACAGTATTTTATTGCCAACTTAACACCTGTTTTTTGGTGTTCCTTATTGTAATCATTATCAATATTACTCTGGCCTTCTTTCTCAAAATAAAGAATAATAACTTGTTTTCTTACAACCGCAGCTTCCAATAAAGCAGTCAATGCTTTGGGTGCCGTACCATAAAAATCATTTTCTGTTTTTGCAACAATTATATCGTGATAGGAACCACGTTTATAAATGCGATTAATACAAAGTTCTTTTTTTACTTCATCTGAAAGTATGGGAATAACTTCCGCAAATTCTGCGGGAACATTACAATAAAAACCAACTTCTGAATCATACATTAGATTAATATCAAAATGACGTTCGCCATTTTTATGATAAATTCTAGGCGACCAGCTTTTTATTTTCGGCATTGCTTTTCCGTTTTGAGTTAATAAAATCATTCAAATGTTTCGCAGTTGGTAAGGTGTCGGCAAAAACTTTGTGCTGCTTACCAATCACCACCAGCTTAAAAGGCGTATAGCCCATCATTTTGACACGTAAGGCAATGTTGTTGCCGTTTCCCAGTTGATTATGCAACCAGCCAACACAATAGTCATTATGCGTTTCGTGGCAAGACATTACAGGCAAGACACCAACCCCCAAATGTTCAATACCTGAAGAACAAGTTCTTGCTAAGGCCTTATGTTTTTCTTCGTCATATCCGTTCGGAATTTCGTACGGGTTGGTGCCTACCTTCCAGGGGCATTTTGCACACTGGACGGTTTTATTTAGCGATTTCTTCTCCATTGTAATACCTTCCCATTGTTGCATGAAAACCGATAAGACCAGAAGCAAAACCACTACAGGCAATTATATCTTGAATTAGATTAAGATTTGTTTTTAATAGATTCAAAATAAAATTTATATCATACTTCAGGCCAATAATAACAACAATAGCCCCTAGTATTTGCATATTCACTATAATGATATTAAACAATAGAACTTTTAAAAATTTACTCATTTTTTAAAGTGTTTTACTGTGATAAGATAAGCCAGGTAAAAAGACAATGCTGCCGACTGTGGAAAGAATTCGTACCAATAACAATACAAAACAGCACAACAATAGGCGAAGAAATTAATATCTTTTGTGAGTATTACCAGGAGAAAAAAGGTAAACCAAAATCCTAAAAATATCCAAAGCATTCTTCTTAAAATTCGGTCAAGGTGTTGTTCACTAATCATTGATTCTATAGGTTTTATTCTGAACAAAAACCAGCACAATCATTTTGAACACCGCAACAAATGAACGGTTTGAGGTTTCCAGGCCTTCAACTTCCCTAGGGGTTGCACGGGTTAAGTCTGGCGAATACTGGCATTTAAAATGATAGCCAGTGTTTACCAGGGTCATTTCCCATACACCAGCGTAGAACCTGGCAAATAGTGCGGTTTCGTCAGAGCATCGAATATTTACACCTCTTTTTGCTTCATCGGTACCAACCTTTATTTTAATTTCTTTTAAAGGGGTTTTCAAGACAATTGTATTGTCAAACAGGCCGTATATTAATAGATTCATAATCCAAGCTTTTCTTTTATACGAACGTCAACAAGTGCGTCAATGCGTTTAGTTAATACTATTTCTGATAGATCATTTGCAATTCTGGTCGCAGCTATACTAATAGCCTTGTCAACTTGTTCCAGATTTGTTTTCATTTTATCCTCAACCTCTTTTATAATTATGTGTTTTTTGGTTAAAGATTCTGCAACAATTTCACCAATTAAAGACCGTCCTTTAAGGTTCAGTTCTTCTGTAATCATATCTTTGACATCGCTTTTTAATTCAAAAGTATTTGAATAACCTTGAATTTTCTTTAGAAAAGCTTCCTGAACTTCCAGTTTAATTTTTCTGTCAACCTGGTCTTTCACTTCTTCAGAAATAGCACTTCCCAGGTACCTTTTGGCGAACGCAGCGGCCACACTGTGGCGAAGTTCAATTTCAAGTTCTGCTTCACCACCTATTAGCCTTTCTAGTGCTTCCAGGCTATTGATTTGAATTTTTACTGATTCCATGTATATTTATTTGTTTAAGATATTGGCGGGATAATCAAGTATAGCTTCTTTTATGGTCTTTTTCACCACATCAAAAGGCACATCTATTGCGATAGAAGCCGTAAAAACAGTTTCCTGACCAGGCAAAAGCAGAATCATAAAACTGACCGATTCACGGTCTTCAGTTGTTTCAAAGACTGAATAACTTATTGTTTCGTTGTCTGAAATTATTGAAAAAGATTCTTCAAAACCTTCGATAGTTTGTTGAATCTTAGAATTTTCACGAAAGCGGTGATTGTCTACCAGTGTAGCAACATGAATTACTGTAAGAATGAATCTTTGAGATAGTCGACCCAATTGGCCGTCATTTGAAATTTGGTTCATGCGTTCTTTTTTCGTTTAAATTCAATACTATTTCTACATAAAAATCTAACCAGGGATTTTCTTTTTGTTCTGCAATGCTGTTTTTGATGCATTCAAAACAAACAATATGTTCGCAAATTATGCCGCCACCATTAGGCAAGAAAACCTTCCACATAAACTTTGGCCTGGTTTCCTTTTCGCAGCTATCGCAAACCATTTTGCCCGATCTGCAAATTTGCCGCCAAACGCTTTTGTTTCTCCAAATTGGTCAGCACGTCCTTTGCCTTAATAAGTCGCTCCAAATAGGGTTTGTAGGTCGGTACACCGTTATTATTTTCAACCACGGCCAAATGCCTGTCTATGAATTTTGCGGGGTCTACAACAACGCTGCCAGCATCTAATGCAAACTTTTCAGGTAGTTGGATAGTCGCAAAATAATCCTTTAGCTGCTTAGTTATCCCTTGCCAGTTTTCCGTTGATTTGTGTCGGTTTTTCATTTCCCAGATAGGCGTTTTGGTTGTTGGCGTTTTGGGACATTTCATTAATGATTAGTTGCTGGAACTTAGTGACATAATGAAAATGCGGCATTTCGGCAAACTGAAGTTTAAAACCATATTCAAAAGGATTTTCAAAACCTTCAAGTTTAAGTTTGAAAGAATAATTGAATTCGTGCG